TTTGTTGTGCTGTGAGTATTTGATTTAACTTAGCGTCAAGAATTTCTGTTACCGTTTTTCTTACGATATTTTCAATAATTGGTATCAAATCACTACTATTATATGATGGTGAACTACCTTGTTGTTTGCTTGGTGATTTTTTTGTTGACACACCCTCGCTCTCCATTAGTCTTTTTGTTTTTTCAACAAAATTTAAATCTAACGAATCAGTTAAACTAATTTGATTAATTGGGTTTTCAATCATTGCTTTTTTGATGGCATCAGGTAATTTAGACTCCATTATTCTATTTACATTTGATTGTTGATATTCTTGTTGTCTAACTTGGGGTTGTTGATTATATTGTGCTGATAATTCTTCCGGGTCAGACCTTAATACTGTTTCGTTTACATTTCCTCTTTCGAAACTGCCAGTTTCTACTTTATTCATGACTTTCTTAGCTTGTACTAATTTCATCATTAAGTCGTTTTGAGATATTACTCCTTGTCCTGTTTCCATGATATTTTTTATATATAATAAGTATTTTTAAAAGAAGATTAAAGTCTTCATTCTTTTTATTGATTCCATTAACGGGGTTTCATTATCTTCATCATTTGTCTCAGGTTGAGGTATATTACCTGCAACCTTTACATTATCTCCCTTTAATAAATTGAATAATTCTATTTCCGAATCTTTTTCTAATTTCCTTCTTGTTCCTTCTCCCGGCTTTATGTTACCACCAACTTCAGATTGAGATTTAACCCAATCTTCTAGTTTTTTATTATAAAGAGCGTCTATACTTAATTTAACATTTTCAGGTGATACTTCTTTATTATTGTTTATGTTAATTATTTTATTTTTTAAATCATTGTAAACCTCAACATCCCTTTTAATTTGTGATTGTGGTTGTGGTAATACTGATGGTTTTTCTTTTTGTTTAGGTTGTGGTAATTCAGTTTTAGGTTTTTCCGGTTCAACTGTTGGTGTAACGGTTGGTTTTGGTAATTCAGTTTTAGGAGTTGTTGGTAAAGTTCCCCAATTACTTTTTACCTCAATACTGGTTAAACTTTTATCTCCGCTTTCATTATAACCCGGTCTTTTTTGGTCGAATGTTTCGTCTTCATAAATGTTAATACCTGACATTCTTGATATAATAAACATTCTCCAACCATATTCGGCTGTTCCTAATTTATTACTATCAAAACCTTTTTTAGATGTTGATGGTGGTTGTACCCATCCCCTAACAACTAAGTTACCTTTTTTTGTTAAACCCATTACAACCAATTCGGCTCTAATTCTTCTTCCAGGTAAAACTTCACCTTTCGGACCATTATAGTAGAAGGAAACGGGATTTCGGTTTATAATTGCATCCTTTAATCTTTTATTGATACTACCATTTGGTGCCTCCAATAAAATTTGGGATAATATGTTTTTAAATTTTATCATTAAAAATCTGGGTATGCTTTAATTGTTGAGTATTTATTTTTTGATAGTAGGTCAACTCTACCGGGACCAATTGCATTACCAAAAATATCCGTTCTTGTACCAATTTGTCCGCTATTGTTTTCTCCTCTACCTTTTTCATCTCCGTCGGATACCGCATTTGGATTATTAACATTATATTCAAAAATATTATTATATATGTTTTTTGCCAATAGGTCAACTCTACCGGGTCCTATTGAGTTACCAAAAATATCGGTTCTTGTACCAATCTGACCAGATGTATTTTCTCCTCTACCTTTCTCATCACCATCAGATACTGCATTTGGATTATTGACATTATATTCAAAAGTATCAGAATAGATGTTAATTGCTTTTAAACCTATTCTACCTAAACCAATTGCATTACCGAAGATATCAGTTCTTGTTCCAATTTGTCCGCTAGTATTTTCTCCTCTACCTTTCTCATCACCATCAGATACTGCATTTGGATTATTGACATTATATTGAAAAAAATCGCTGTAAATATTCATCCCTAATAATCCAACTCTACCGGGACCAAGTGCATTACCAAAAACATCAGTTCTTGTACCGATTGGAAATAATAGATTTTCTCCTCTACCCTTTTCATCACCATCGGATAATGCGTTTGGATTACCGTTATTGTATCTAAAATTATCATCGTAGATATTCATCGCCAATAATCCAAGTCTACCGGGACCTATACTATTACCAAAGATATCGGTTTTTGTTCCAATGAATGGAAATCCACTATTTTCACCTCTACCTTTTTCATCACCGTCAGATAATGCATCAGGATTACCTGAACCGTAGTTGTTGGTGTAGTTGTAATCGTTGATTGCTAAAAGTGTATTTCTTTCATTAATATCAGTTTTAGAACCTATATTACCACCTAACTCTCCTTTACCTTTTTCATCACCATCAGATAATGCGTCTTTGTTTACTGAACTATAGTTGTTTGTATAATTGTAATCATTTTTAGCCAAAAGAGTATTTCTTTCAATAATATCTGTTCTTGTACCAATCTGACCAGATGTATTTTCTCCTCTACCCTTTTCATCACCATCAGATAATGCGTTTTGATTTGTTAAACCGTATCCATTATTAGAACCATAATTGTTGATTGCTAATAATTTTATCCTTTCATTGATATCGGTTTTTGTTCCAACATCACCACTGGTATTTTCACCTCTACCTTTTTCGTCTCCATCAGATATAGCATCTCTATTTGTTAAACCATATCCATTATTAGAACCATAATCATTTATTGCCAATAATTTTGTTCTCTCATTGATATCGGTTTTTGTTCCAATTTGTCCACCATTGTTTTCTCCTCTACCTTTTTCATCACCGTCCGAGATTGCATTTGGATTTGTTAATCCGTAACCATTATTTGGTCTGTAACTGTTTTTTGATAATAATGAGTTTCTTTCGTTAATATCAGTTTTTGAACCAATATTACCAGCAAACTCTCCCTTACCTTTTTCATCTCCATCAGATATGGCATCTCTATTTGTTAATCCGTAATTATTAGCGTAGTTATAATCATTTTTTGATAATAATGTGTTTCTTTCATTAATATCAGTTTTTGAACCAATATTACCATTTAATTCACCTTTACCTTTTTCGTCTCCGTCAGATAATGCGTTTTGATTTGTTAATCCATAACCATTATTTGAGTTATAGTTGTTTTTTGATAAAAGTACATTTCTTTCATTAATGTCGGTTCTCGTTCCAACTTGTCCATTGGTGTTCTCACCTCTACCCTTTTCGTCACCGTCAGATATAGCATCTTTGTTTACGACTCCATAACCATTATTTGGTCCGTAATTGTTTTTTGATAGTAATGAGTTTCTTTCATTAATGTCAGTTTTAGAACCAATATTACCATTTGACTCACCTTTACCTTTATTATCACCATCAGATAGTGCATTAGGGTTAGATGAGGTATAGTTGTTATCATAATTGTAGTTGTTTTTTGATAAAAGAACATTTCTTTCATTAATGTCCGTTTTAGTACCAACATTACCATTTAACTCACCCATACCTTTATTATCACCATCAGATAGTGCATTTGAACTAGTTGAATTGTAATTATTTGGGTAATTATATTCGTTAGCCGCCAATAATAAAGCCCTTTGTTGGATTGCTATAATCTCTAATTGTGTCGGCATTTAGTACTTAATTAATTTTTTTATTTTATTAACCTCCTCAAACAATCCAAGTGAGGATATCGAGGATATTGAACTTTTATCTGAATTACTTTTAATAAGATTGGTTGGTATTCTAAAATTAAAATTTTTTGTGTGTTTTTTTAGGTGGCTATTTTTTCTTTCTCCCGTCATACTTGAGATATCATCAGCCCTCATTTTAGAATCTTTACGATTACTAACTAAATCTCTCTCACCTTGTAGATGTTGATTAGCCCACTTTTCCATTAAATCACCACCACATAAATCATATTTTAATCTATCTTTTATTTTATCTATATTTTGGATATCGTGAATAATTCTTTTTAATTGTCCGTATTTTACCGATTTATCCAGTAAGATTTTTTTTGCTCTCTGTATTCCACGAGCATTCTGACCATTTAAACCAACAATGGTGTGGTTTATTTTATCTAAAATATCTTGTGGAACATTGAAAATCCTACCTTTTAAATCTTTATTCATTATCTTTTTTATTTAAGAGTTTAATAACATCTTTTATGGATATGTCATTCTTTGTTAGTGTGTTCTTCAACGCCAATATTTGTTTTCTAATAATTGGTTCTAAGTCTTTTTCAACATCCTCATCAACTTCTTTATTAACTAAGTCATCCGATTTTGATTTTTTAGAAAGAACACTTTCAACATAATCTTGAACATATTGTTTGGGGTTTTCAATTAATCTAACTTTATCTCCTTTTAAATTTTTATCATACCCCATTTGAGCTAATCTTTCATCAGCTTCAGAATCGTCCATTCCTAAATTATCCTTAAAGAATTTTTTAGCCTCCTTCTTATTGGCATCCACACCTAATGTGCCTTTATACCCAAGAGCACCTTTCATATTCGATTCACCCCAATATCTTAATGATGTGTGAGAACCGTGAACCCCCACATTACCCAACATACCGTAACCGGTTTTAACCACTTGGTCGGTTGTTTTTTTACTCGCAGCACCTGAAGACCTTGTAATTGGAATATTACTTGTACCAAAGTTACCCTTTTCATCCACAATCTCATCAACCTCTTTTTCAACCTCATCCGGTAATTTTTTATAATTGGTATCGTCAGAAAATTCCTTAGCCATATTTTCCCACTTTAATCTCTCTTTTTTGGATAAAGACTTATCATTCGCCTTAGCAAAAAATAATCTTTGTTGTTTTTTAGACTTAAAAGTCTCTTCAATTATGTTTTTTATGTATTTATCCATTATAACAAGTTTATTATATAAATATCAAAAGAAACGAAAGATATTTATAATAGAATATGAATAGTCAAAATATACTTAAATTTTGGGGTACACAAATGGATTTGAAGATTGATTCTTCAGAATATCATGATTATGAGGTATCCAAAACAGAATCGGATTACAATTCTGATGTGTTAAATATTAACACCACAATTAATTATTCTGGTTTAAGTGTAAACACCACAGGATTAACAAATGCGGATTGTGTTAGAAATACAATATCTTTAAATGAATTTGACAATACGGTTAATGACCCAACATATCCATATTCAGCATATACATGGACATTATCATATAGTGGTTTTACCAACCAATTAAGTAATTCTGATACTATTTTAAAAAATGATGTTTATGAATTTATTAATAGTAGTGGTCAGACTCATTATTTTATTGAAAATGGATATAATAATGCACTTTCAAATCCGTTTTCTTTAAATGTTACAGGATTTACAACGGGTTCTACCGTTGATTGTACTTTACAATTTTCAGGAACAGGGATAACGACAACCATTTGTTGTCCAAGAGACCCAATTCCATCAGCAAAACCATGGGCGTACCAAATTAACCATGGTGCTGGTGTTAATAATTGTGATTATTCAGTTAAAAGAAGAACAGAAAAAGGATGGACAATTGATTTTGTTTTAAATAAGGATTCTCTCCCATGGTCTGACGGTAATGTCATATACTATCTTGGGGTTAGGAATGAATCTGATATAGAGGATTACGCAGATAATAACTTATCTTTCTCATTTACTGATGATGGTAGACTTAAATGGACATCAATTCATTATTCGGGTATATGTAATACCTTATCGGGATACACGGAATCATATTATATTGCATCAGGACAAACATTACCATTATGTAATAATGGAACAAGTGATGATTTTAATATTACAATAACATTTGATAGATACAGTAGATATACTGATTGTAATCTTGAAAATGATGGGGGTTGGAATGATTTAATTCCCGGAGTTAAGGTAATTCCATATGTACCAGAATCTGGTAGTTCAGTAACTTCAACACAAACCACAATTTATACTGAGGTTGAGGAATTAAATAAAAAATGGGCTGACGAGAAAGAAAGAAGATTAGGTATTTTAAAAATTTATTTAAACGGTAGACCAATATATAAATTAAAAGATTGGGAGGAAATAATTCCATCTGATAGAGGAGAACAACCTTTTATACAGTCATGGGGTTCAGGTACTCAATATGCCGGTGGTGTACATAATATGGGTACATCGTGTTTTAATTTTAAACAAATTCAATTTTATGAACAACCTTTAGATTTTGTACATGTTAGACACCATTATCTATCTGAAATAAAACCAAACTTTAATATTGTTGAGTGTAATGTGAACTGTGTTGACTCTGTTGTGGGGATTATTAATGTTACGCCAACTCCTACTCCTACACCAACAAGAACCATCACACCAACACCAACAATATCGGTAACACCTACCTTTACACCAACACCAAGTACTTCGTAAAAAATAACTTCAAGTTTCATAAAACTTTAATTATACCTTCTTTTTATGTATCATTTACTAATTCATGTATTTTAACTATTTATCTTTAAAGAGTCGAATAATCAATAATGACAACCATAATATTAACATCAAACAACTATAGTGGACAAACTGCGAACATTACTTATTATCCTGATACAGGTGGTACGATTAGCCTTGGCTCTGTCGTTGTCCCTTATTATTATAGTACTGACTATTTTTATGGTACTTATGAGTTATTTTTTCCAATATTTAACAAAACATGTACACTATATATTGAGTCACCTATACCTACCCCTACGGTTACACCTACTTTAACCCCAACCAATACTATCACGCCAACTTTAACAGTAACACCAACAAGAACTATTACTCCAACAATTACCCCAACCAATACTTTAACTCCAACTCCAACAAGTTCATTTAGTGCTGGTTTATATAAAACAACATATTCTGGTTATCATAACGAAAACCCAGCGTTTTTTGCAACAGCAACACCAACAACTTTTGGTGCTAATCCTGCCACATCGGTACAAACAACTTCAATAACTGAACCCGGAACTGATGACGGTACTAATTTTAGTTGTCAATGGTTAGGATATTTCAAACCAACAACAACAGAAACATACACATTCTTTTTATCAAGTGATGATGGTTCTTATCTTTGGATTGGTGCTAATGCTCAGTCAGGATTTACCACCGCCAACTCTAACATAAACAATGGTGGAGCTCATGGAAATCAGGAGGTATCAGGTTCAGTTTCATTAACTGCTGGTGTCCTTTATCCAATAAGAATACAATTTGGTGAAATTGGTGGTGGTGATATTATGACATTTAATCATTCAACACCAACCATAACAAAAACAACAAATGTTACCGGTAAAGTATTTTACAACCCTTCAACAAATGGATTTTAATTAAAATAAAAAGAACAATATTTATAGAATATGGAATTTTTTATTAGACAAGGAGCATCAGAACCAATCTTAAAATTAAGATTAATAGACGACGGTAAAAACGATAAGTCTGGATTTAACGATGCACTTGAAAATTGTGATATCACATTTGAAATGTTTAATATTGAAAATGATGAGTATGAGATATTAAATTCAACATGTCAAATCACAACAAGGGATAAAAAATACGACCAAACAACTGATGAATATTATATTGTTCATAGATTTACTGAAGCTCAAACTGCAAACATAGGAAAATACGAGGGAAAGGTAACAGTTCAATTCTTAGATACCAATCTAAATCCTACAACAAAACTGATTTTACCCGTTAAGGAAAAATTATTTATCACCATATTTTGATAATCAAATTTTTTTCTGTATATTTTTGACAAGACTAATTACGGAATGTCCGTAAGCTAATGTGTCACTTAAAAAATATACATAATGAAAGAAATTATTTCGCAAGAAGTTATTGAAAACTTCTTAAATGGTTGGGACCCTGAAGAATACATAGTAGGGGTTGAGTATGATTACCGAACCAACAAAATCTACAAAGTTATCCAAGACCCGGAAAGGGGTAAAATCGTTAAACCTGACACCTTCACACCATTTTTATGGGTTGGTGACCTAACTGAATTTAATTTTTACCAAAGTAACAAAACACTCCAAAAGAAAAAAATGGGTGAATATGGTATCATAATTGAAAAATTAAGAACGGAAGGGAATACTCGATTAGAAAATGGACAAACTTTTTTGGTTAAAAGTTTAAAAGGGTATACTGAATTAATCAATTTTTTTAAAGAGGGTGGAATTGACCCATGGGGTGATAAATTTAAATCGTCTTTTACGATATTAAACCCTGTTGAACAGTATCTTATACAGAAAAAGAAAAGACTTTTTAAAGGTATTGAAGATTATTCCGGCGTTAATAGATTTGTATTCGATATCGAGACCACGGGTTTAGACCCATTAACCTGTAATATTATATTGATAGGTGTTAAGGATAACCGTGGTTTGGAAAAAACAATACCAGCATTTGGTGAAGATGGTGAAAAGAAGTGTATTGAGGAATTTTTCAAAATAATTAAAGAAAAGAAACCTACAATTATTGGTGGTTATAACTCCGCATTTTTTGATTGGCCATTTATTTTAAAACGAGCCGAGATATTGGGTGTTAATACTAAGGAATTAACTCAAATATTTACAAAACAAGGAATTAGAGAGAAAAAAGGTATGTTGAAACTTGCAAACGAGCAGGAAGATTACATTCAACATAACATATGGGGATTCAATATTATTGATATTGCACATTCTGTTCGTAGAGCTCAAGCAATTAATTCCGAAATTAAATCTTGGGGTTTGAAATATATTACCAAGTACTTAGAAAAAGAAAAACCTAATCGTGTTTATGTGGATGGTGCTCGGATTTCAAAAATATATTTGGATAATGAATTATATTATGTAAATCCAAAAACAGGTAACTACAAGAAAATTGGTGAGCCGGGAACAGGTGATTTGTTGGAGAAATATCCGGGTAAATTTGAAATATGGTCAGGAAGTAAAATTGTTGAACAATATCTTGATGATGACTTGTATGAAACCATGGTAGTTGATGACTCTTTTAGTCAATCGACATTTTTGATTTCAAAACTTGTACCAACAACATATGAGAGAATCGCAACAATGGGTACAGCTACTTTGTGGAAAATCATTATGTTGGCTTGGTCATATGAAAACAATTTAGCCGTTCCTGCAAAAGATACTAAACGACCATTCACAGGTGGTTTATCTCGTTTATTAACTGTGGGTTACGCTAAGAACATTGTTAAGTTTGACTATTCGTCACTTTATCCATCAATACAATTAGTGTATGATATTTTCCCTGATTGTGATATTATGGGTGTACAGAAATCGATGTTGAAGTATTTCCGTAATATTCGTATAAAATATAAACATTTGGCTGGTGAACTAAAAGATAGTGACCCAGTTCAAGCGGAAATGTACGACCGTAAACAATTACCAATTAAAATCTTTATTAACGCTTACTTTGGTTCATTATCTGCACCACATGTATTCCCATGGGGTGAAATGGATTCGGGTGAAACAATCACATGTATTGGTCGTCAATGTCTTCGTATGATGATTATGTTCTTTGAAAATAAAGGATATAAACCACTTGTAATGGATACGGACGGTGTAAACTTTGAGACACCTGAAAATATTAATGATACAGTTTATGTTGGTAAAGGGTATAACGAGTTGGTTATTGAAGGTAAAGAATATAAAGGAATTGAAGCCGATACCGCAGAATTCAATGACATCTTCATGAGAAATGAAATGGGTCTTGATATCGACTACACCGCACCGGCTTGTATTAATGTATCAAGAAAAAACTACATCATTAAATTGATGAAGAAAGGAAAAGAAAAAATCAAATTAACGGGTAATACCATTAAGTCTAAAAAACTACAACAATATATTGTTGAATTCTTGGACGAAGGATTTAAATACCTATTAAATGGTGACGGTATATCGTTTGTTGAATTGTATTTCCAATATGTGGAGAAGATTTATAATAAACAAATTCCATTATCAAAAATAGCAAACAAATCCCGTGTTAAACAATCTGTTGAGGATTATAAGAAACACATACAGAAAGTAACAAAGGCGGGTTCATTAATGTCAAGACAAGCTCATATGGAGTTGATTTTACAGAATAACTATAATGCTGGTCTTGGTGAAACAATCTATTATATTAATAATGGTACCAAAAAATCTTCGGGAGATGTTCAGAAAATAAGTAAACCAACGAAAAAACAATTAGAGGAATATTTTATTAAAAATGGTAAATCAATGCCAAATGATTATTTAGAAATTAGTTGTTATATGATTTCTGAAAAAGAATTAAATGAAAACCCCAATATGACAGGAGACTATAATGTACCAAGGTATTTGGGTAATTTTAATAAACGCATTGAACCTTTATTAGTTGTGTTTAGTCCTGAAATTCGTAATGATATTTTAGTTGAGAGACCAGAAGATAGACAATACTTTACAAGTAAACAATGTGAATTGGTTAATGGTTTTCCATTAAGTGAAGATGGTCAGGATAAATACGATGAGGTAATGACACTATCGGATAGTGAAGTTATTTTTTGGAATAAAATTAAACGCGACCCATTCTTTATGTATGTAGACAATAGTATTGAATTAGTTGATAAATATTGGGTTGATTACAACCGTAAAGTTTTATCGTCTGAAGAAAAAAGTACCGTTAGTAATGAAGATGAGATAATTAAAACAGATAATGTTGATTATGCTTATCATGTGGTGGAAAGTTAAGCAACAAATGTTTTATTTTTTAATGGTGAGATATCAATTGTCTCACCATTAATTTTTATTGAATTAATATTAAGTTTTGTATTTTTTAATAAAGTAATTTCATTTTCTCCCGATAAAAAAATGTTTTGGTATACGGTACTTTCCCAATTAATATATCTTTCATTAATTTCACATTCTATTTCCGCCTCATCCGATTTTATAACTCCACTATAATTTATTGCACCATCACTATCCCAAGACCAATATATACCTAATCTTCTTCCTTGTGTTTTAAGATGTTCCATCCAATTTTTATCTACCGACATACCTCTATAGATTTTAATTGTACCTGAAGTTGGGTTAATTATATTTTTAATTACATTTTTAAAGTTGTTAATCCCTTCAGTTACCCGTTTTATCACAAATTCTTTATATTTTGGGTGTGAAATTATTTCATCTTCATCTAAATTTAAATTATATTCATCTTTAAAATCCATTATTAATTCGTGATAATCACTAGTTATTTCACCCTTACTGAATGGGATTAAAAATTTATCACTAACGAAGTATTCAAAATTAAAATCTTTTATACTCCCTTCTCTTAATAGTGTATATGTTTCGTTAAAAATGGGAACTAATTTCATATTAGATTACATTGTACGGTGACTGCATCGGTCTGTATTTTAATGCCTTATTGAGATTCTCCGCTTCCATACCTTTTCTTTCAAGAACTTTATCGGGGCGGAGTCTTTCTAATCTTAACATTAACTCTTCAACCAATTTTATTTTTTCATCTTTACCTTCCGTAAGTAATGAAGAATAATCCAATTTAACTTGACTGTCAGGAACTTGTAAATCACCTGAGAATTTACCCCAAATTCTTCCTAAACCTTCTTTAGAGTAAGCAATAAGATATTTTCTAACCCAGTTTTGTGCTGGTTTATTTAAGTCATCCCAAACTAATTCTTCGGTTTGAACATCTGAAGGTAATTTAATTATATCTTTATTTTTATCTAAACATGTGTCTCTATCCATGGTATCATAATACCAATACCAAACCTGACTTCTATTATTTCGTATTGAACCAAAATCATATTTACCACCCGGTACATTATATAAGTGAATTACTTTAGTACTGTTAGGTCCTGCAGTAATTCTATATGTTAAATCTCCACCAATTATTCTATTCTTTATATTTCTATCACCCATTCTTAATAAAAGGTCAAAAGCCGGCATCATAAAATATGAACCCGATGTACCTTGTTGTGCAAACCCACCAACACCACCAAATCCAGTACCGCCCAATCCACCAAAACCACCCAAAAATGGGTCAACAATTGAATCGGTTAACTCGGCTCTTGAGAACCATAAAAGTTCATTTATTTCTCTTCCTGCTGGTATAATATAAGTTTGTGTATTAGCCGATAATTCAAAATAATCCTTTTTTAGTTCACTATTACCACCCGTTTGTAAACCAACTATTTTTGAATATGCGTGTGAGTATTGTGTTTCATAATCCAAACTTCTAGTGGTAAACGCTCTTGTTAATGATTGTGTATCAACATCAATACCGATTAATGCTGACCATTGTGATTCAATTAACCAATCACTTACATATTGTTCATACTCCGATAAAGACAATTCCAAAAATGTATCCATCTGTTCTTCAGTTAATTCAATACCTCTAACGGGTAATCCTAATAAATGAAAAACCTGAGTATATAATTTTTGTTTTTGTGGGTTTGTTATAATAGTCGCGGACATATTTGTTTTTATTAATAAATATCTGTATATTTTAGTTTATGATGGATAATAAAATTGACATAAGAGAAAGACTAAAAAATATCACCATAGACCCATTGTGTAAAACATCGGTTACAAGGGAGATTATGATGCAAATCCAAAGAAATAATACTTTAAAATTAAGAATTTCAAGGGAAATTAATAGGATGTTAGAGGAATTGTATACTCCATTAGGTTTGTGGGGTCAAAACCCACAATCACCAGATGAGGATTTTGGTGTATTAGATAAAGATGGTAATTGGGGAATTCAAAATGTATTTGATACAAACTATTCTTGTCAAGAGGTTTTATTTAATAGATGTAATCTATCAATTTTAAACTTATATAGAAAAAAAGGTATTGAAGATATTGAAATATTAGGTGAAACTTTTTCATATAGAAACCCAATAATTATTAATGATGAAACATTAAAAGATGAAAAAGAAACATTACATAGAATAAATAAATTACTAATATTAATTGATAATTCTAAAAGTAAAATATTTTTACCAGGTAGTAATATGTTTGATATTTTAATTAATATGTGTTCAAATACAATGTCAAGAGGGGATGAAACCCAAAAATTCTATGTTGATAACATATATGATTTCTTTGACGATATTATCGAGGTTAAAGCATTAGGTGGTCTTGGTAATTATGATGATAGAAAAAAAGGTATTGATGTTTGGACAAAACATGGTGATGAAAGAATATTAAAACACCAAATAAAAGGTACATGTGACTTAACATCAGTTAATGGTGGTTATTTAGTTAATTCAGCATTAAGTCAAACATCTAAATGTGATTTGTATGTTTTTGTTTGTGAAGACTACAGAATACTTATATTAAAAAACAATAAAGACGAGATGGAATGGACTAAAGATGGTGTATTCTTTCCTTCAAACTTAAAATTTAATGAAAAATTCTATACCAAATAAATTAAATGAAATTTTAATATTGTGTTCAAAACATAATATGGAATTTACCTTTCAAAAAGAAGGTCAGGAAAATTTTATCGAGTACTCAATTGAACCTGAAAAAAAAATAACGGTTAATATTTCTAACGAAGACGATAAAAATTTAAAAAAATTAATTGACCAAAAACTTAAAGAGTTAAGACAACTCTTTAAGTAGTGATTGTGCAAATCCTTCAGAAAATTCTCCATCTCCCATTACTTGGTCAATAATATTCTTTTTCTTATTTAAAATATTATATACAATTCTTTCTATTGTGTTTTCAAATATCGGGTAATAAACCGATACATTTTTCTTTTGACCGTATCTGAACGCTCTGTCTTCAGCCTGACTATGGTGTGCGGGTACAAATGATAAATCATTCATAATAACAACCTCAGCTGCGGTTAATGTGATACCAACACCACCAGCAACAATATTTGATATAAAAATCTTTATCTTATCATCATTTTGAAATCTGTCAACCGAATCCTGTCTGCGTTCTTTAGACATACGACCATCTAATATTACCGAATTTTTTTTATATTTTTCATGTAACATATCTACCGTCATTGTAAAATTTGTAAACACAATAATTTTTTTACCTTGTTCCAAACAATTATCGATTATTTCCGAAGTGTGTTCTACTTTTTCATAAGAAATTACTTGTCTAACTTTCATTAAACGATTGATAGTGACACTAACAGATTCTTTATCTTTATTTTCACTTGTTATTCTCATGAAGTCTTCTAACTCCTCATCGTAAAATGTACTTTTTAAATCTAAAAATATAGGAGTTATGATTTTATCTGGTAAATCTAAGATGTCCGTTTTCATTCTCCTTAGAACCACATTTTTTGTTCTCTCTCTTAGTTCATCCAAATTTGTTGCACCACCCGTATTCCAAATTCTTCTATTATTAACTTTAAATTGGTAACCACCACAATATCTTTTAACATATGATTGCCAATTTAATGCGATTGGTGACTCAACAATATTAAGAAGATTATAGAAATTAATTGGTCTTGATGTCATTGGTGTTCCTGTTAATAACCAAACTTTTGGAATTTTACCAACAATATCATTAATTAATTTAGTTCTTTGTGCGGTTGCGTTTGAGATATAATGAGCTTCATCAATTATAACCAAATCAAATTTTTCTTTTAATATTGGTTGTTTAATTTCTTCACCTAACCCAACGGATTCCATTGAGTGGTAATTTTTAATTATATCATAGTTAATAATATAATAATCAAATGTTGACCCCCATTTTTTACCCTCAACAATTAAAACTTTTCTATCTGAGTAATTTTCAATTTCTCTTTGCCAGTTAATTTTTAGTGAAGCGGGACAAATAATTAAAATTTTCTTTGCTTTAGTTTCTAATGATGCGATAATTGCGGAAGTTGTTTTACCTAAACCCATATCATCAGCAAGTATAAACCTATCATTTGCTAATAATTTTTCAATTGCAACTTTTTGATGTTCCATTGGTGGTCTATCTGAATAAACCGAATAATCAATTTCTCTATTTAATTTTTTCTCCTCCTGTATTATCGATGATTTAGGAATCCACATCGCATAATTTTTTTCATTTTCTGAAATACGACCCCAAATATGGTAAGCTTTATCACTTTCACATAATAATTTTTCACACCATATTTTTTCAGGTACTTTTGGGAGATGTTTATCTTCCATTATTTTTTCACCAAAATTTGATGCAATTATAATATTTTTTTTAGCAACACGAGGTACTACCTCATGGTATTTTATAACATATTCAGCTTGGGGACGAGTTAGTTGGAAATTTTTTACCTCTAAAAACTTTCTTTTGAATTCTAATAGTTGGTTATTAAACCCTTCATAATTCGTCAGTATATCCCTTGCTTCTATTTCGGGTATCTTACTTTCCATATAATCCTAAATATAACGAATTAGAATCAATAATGGTACTATTTATTGATATGAGTAATAAATTGCCAATAACAAGAATAAGTAAATTTTTTTCCCAAGATGACTTTGATTTAAATGTTAGAATGGGTGAGGAGTACTTGCATGGTGATTTAGGTATGAAATTGGTGTTATTTAGAGTTGATAGACAAAAAACCGATACCGATGAAGTCTATGGTGAAGTTGGTAAAGATGATATTAAATTTTTACCTCCTGTTGAATTTTTCGGTTTAGTTAAGGTTGAAGAATCTAAAAACAATAGTTATACTAAAGGTTTAAATAGATATTTGGAACCTGGTAATATGACAATATCCGTTTACCTAAACCATTTAGAAGAATTAAAAGTGGATATTAGATATGGTGATTATATTGGATATCAAGAATCCGAAGAAAAAATAAGATATTATACGGTATCAAACGATGGTAAATTAACCGCAGACAATAAACATAATATGTTTGGTTATAAACCATTTTATAGAACGATACTTTGTGTTCCAGCACAAGAAACAGAATTTAGAGGGATTTAATTATGGGAATACCTAAAAGAAAAAACAATATACAAGTTTACGGTCAACATGAAAATGAGGAAGGCTCAATTATTGGTAGAAGAAAAGAGTTATTAGAAAGAATAACTAAATCTGACACTTATTTACCTGATTCGGTTCTACATGACGACCTTGACTTGGGTATGCTTAATTTTATTAAAGAACACTTCAAAGTTATTTCTGATGGTAATCAAATTCCGATTATTCCAAAAATATTAACAATACAAAGATGGGGGGAATTTACCAATAATTGGACATTTTCAGATGATGACGGTAATATTAAATTACCATTTATTGCAATTGTAAGAAAACCAGATGTTCAATTTGGTACAAATCCAGCAATACAAAGAACAATACCTGATAGAAGAGATTTTTTCTACGCTAGTGTTCCGACATGGGATGGTAATCAACTTGGTGCTGACATTTACAAAATCCCACAACCAATTGCGGTTGATATTACTTTTGATGTAACAATTGTTTGTACAAAATTTAGAGACATAAATAAATTCAACAAGGTTGTTTTACAAAAGTTTTCATCTCGTCAATCATATACCTCCGTAAAAGGTCACTATATACCCATAGTGTTGGATAGAATCGAAGATAACACCCCAATGGATACTTTGGATGGTAGAAGGTTTTACATCCAAAATTACACCTTTACAATGTTAGGTTTCCTAATTGATGAAGAGGAGTTTGAAGTTAAACCCGCAATCAACAGGGTGTTGACTATGTTAGAAACTGATTTAAGTTCAAGTAGAACACCAAGACCTGAGATTAATCTATCGATAACAAGTTCATATTCAAGTGGTTCAATTGTTTCACAATATTCGGTGATTGCGTCTCGTAAAGTTGATAAAACGGTTGAGATTACATTTGATGATATATTGGGTGTTACAACAGGAACTACAGTCACAATACCGGTTAAATTATTTATTGAACCTAAACAAATTTCAGGAACAACTGAATATACGGTTGCGGGTTCTTTTGGGAATTTAAACCAAACAAGTACTTTTAGTGGGTTAACTGTTGATACAATTGGGAGAAGTAATTTTAATTTTGTGACAACAAAAGGTTCGTCAACATTTACTCCAGCATTATCACCAACACCAACACCAACCATAACACCAACTATAACCATCACACCTACTATTACCCCAACAAGAACCATTACACCAACACCAACTAAAACTCCAACGATTACCCCAACTCCAAGTAGTTCTTAAAAATTAATCTCCGTAGATATCTTTTTTCTTTGGTATTTCTATGGATTTATCTTCTTTACAAGTTTCATCAATCCACTTCTGAACAATTTTATAAATTTTTAATCCTTTTTTATCGCAATATTCTTTTAACATCTTGTGATGTTTCTCACTAACCTTAATGTTTTTGGTGGTATTCTCCATGATAAAGATAAATATTGATACTAAAAGATAAATTAGTGTCTATAAGTATATTTTTTAATAAAATCAAGGAAATCTTTGCTAAAAACAAAGATATTTATAGAAAAGTAATAAAATTAATTAACCAAACAAGAAAAAATGGCAAATTCAAATAGAGTATTTGTATCTCCTGGTGTATATACATCAGAAAAAGATTTATCATTCGTAGCACAAAGTGTTGGGGTGAGTACATTGGGGTTAGTGGGGGAAACTTTAAGAGGTCCCGCTTTCGAACCAATTTTAATAACAGATTTCGATTCATTCAAATTATATTTTGGGGGAACATCACCGGAAAAAGACGGTAATAATAATCCAAAATATGAACTACCTTATGTTGCAAAAGCGTATCTTCAAGAATCAAATCAACTATTTGTTACAAGAGTTCTTGGATTAACAGGATATAAACCAGTTAAAACATTTGCGATTAAAACAATCGGTGGTGTTGAGGTTGGAGGATTAAGTGGAACCACAACGGGAACTACAATCCCATCAACAACAGGTATTACAGGTAGTACTTTCTACACTTTCTTATCAGATAAGAAAGCTTACGACGGAAATACCATTACTGATTATATGGTAACATTCTATAGTGGTTTTACATCAGGTAATACCGGTAATTGGTTTGTTTTGGGTAATGTACCATTTTCAGGAACATCGGGTTTAACAGGTACTGAAGTCATTTCACCATTAACAGGTTTAAATAACGCAGATAACTATAATTCAAAAGAGTGGTATAATACATTAGTTAATACGGCTGGTACAGAAGTTTATTCATTCGTATTCGTTTACAATAGTGGTACAAGTCTATTTGATGTAACAAGATATACATATAGTGCTACCACATATAGTGATTATGATGAACAAGTTGTTGCATCATTTAGGTCAAGAGGTTCATATGTTGGTCAAACTTTAAATTTAGAAGTTACAGGAAATACTAACTTTAATATTTCGGGTTCGGATTTAGTGGTTAACCCATTATCTGAATTTACAATCAATGTAACGGGAGCAACAAGTGGAGCAAAAACATTTACATGTAGTTTAGATACTACATCATCAAAATATGTTACTAAAGTATTGGGTGTTGATGTATTTGATAAATCAAAAGGAGATATTCCGATTTATGTTTATGAATCTTATCCAAAATATTTACTACAAGCTTTTCAACAAGGTTACATTAGAGGTATCAGTTTAACTGAAGTTTACAACTCAGAGGGTACTAACTTCTTAACGGAATGGGATACACCGATGTCACCAACAGTTGTTTCTGAAGTTAGAGGTGGTAATGTTGCAGATTTATTTGAAATAATTACAATTTCTGACGGTGAAGACGCTAACACACAACTTAAAATTTCAATTATTAATATTAATGTTGATACATACGAATTCGATATGTTAGTTCGTGAATACTATGATACCGATGATAACATGGTTGTTCTTGAAAAATTCACAAGATGTTCAATGAATCCAGATGTTCCGGGATATATTGCTAAAAAAGTGGGTACATCTGATGGTGAATATGAATTGAATTCAAAATACATTATGTTGAATATGTCTAATAACCACCCAACAGATGCATACCCAGCAGGTTTTAAAGGATTTGTAAATAACTCAAACTTTGGTGGAACAACTTTAGGTTCTGTAATGTATAAAACTGATTATTATGTGGCTGGTGATACTACAGGTTATAACTCTGACGGTTCACCAATTTCATCTTCGGGAGATAAAATTAGAAAAGTATGTTTAGGTTTCTCAACTCAAACGGGTTATGATGACGATTTGTTAAAATATAAAGGTAAAGCGGCACTTAATACAACTAAAGGTTTCCACTTATCAACAAACGCATCTACAATCACAGGTACAACATATATAACAACACCTTATGATTTAGAAGGTCAACCAGCAGGTAGTGTAATAAGTGATATCAACTATCGTAAATTTACATTAGCATTATGTGGTGGATTTGATGGTTGGGATATCTACAGAAATATAAGAACTTATGGAGACAATTATATCTTCGGTAAGAAAACTTATGTTTCAGGTAACACAACTAATGGTGGTGTGTTTAGTATAGCGGCAGGAAATAGTGATTATTACGCATATGTTAGAGGTATTGATACTTTTGGAAATCCTGAAGCAGTTGATATTAACATATTTGCAACTCCTGGTATTAACTTCTACGACCACAGTTCACTAACTTCTTATTCAATCGATATGGTTGAACAAGATAGAGCGGATTCACTTTATATAATTGGTTCACCAAATTATAGTACGGTTGATGAGGTAGTTGATGCATTAGATGGTGTGGCAATGGATACAAACTATTCAGCCACTTATTTCCCTTGGATTCAAGTTAGGGATGTGGATAACGCAACTCAACTTTATATTCCACCAACAGGTGAGGTTGTAAGAAATATAGCATTAACTGATAATGTATCGTTCCCATGGTTCGCAGTAGCGGGTTATTCAAGAGGTTTAGTGAAATCAATCAAAGCGGTTAAGAAACTAACACTTGATGAAAGAGATGAACTTTACAAAAATAGAATCAATCCAATTGCTACTTTCTCTGATACAGGTACAATTATTTGGGGTAATAAAACTCTACAAGTAAGAGAATCTGCACTTGATAGAATAAATGTAAGAAGATTATTATTAAGAGCAAGAAAATTAATTTCAGCGGTAGCGGTTAGATTAATATTTGAACAAAATGACGAAGAGGTTCGTAACGAGTTCTTGAGGTTAGTAAATCCGATATTGGACGCGATTAAGAGAGAAAGAGGTCTTTATGATTTCCGTGTAACGGTTTCAAGTGACCCAGCTGATATAGATGCAAATACAATGAGAGGTAAAATATTTATTAAACCTACTCGTTCACTTGAATTTATTGATGTTGAGTTCGTAATAACACCAACAGGAGCTTCATTTGACAATATTTAATAAAAAAATAAATGGGAAGGTGTAAAATCCTTCCCAACTTATATGTTTCACGAGAAACAAAAAAAGTATAAAAAATATAAAATTATAATACCCAGTATATATGCTCCAGTATACTAGAACTAGTATTTTATTATCTAGTATTTTAATATCTAGTTTTAATAAACTAGTTAAAGAATTTCTAGTACTAGATACTAGTATAGTGAAAAAATACGAAAAATATTTGACATTATCAAGTATTTCGTAAAAATAAATTATTTTTCAATAAGAGTATATTTATAGGTAAGGTAAATAAAAAAAAATTAAAAACAAAAAATAGACATGGCAGATTTATTAATGAAAATGCCGGTTCCATACGAACCGAAAAGAGTTAACCGTTTCATACTAAGATTTCCCTCTTCATTGGGTATCAACGAATGGTATGTAGCATCAACGGCAAGACCAAGCGCAAAAATCAATTCAGTAGCAATACCGTTCATTAACACATCAACTTATGTTGCTGGTAGATTCGAATGGAATGAACTAAGAGTAACATTTAAAGACCCAATTGGACCTTCAGCGTCACAAGCGTTGATGGAATGGTTCCGTTTACACGCGGAGTCAGTAACGGGTCGTATGGGTTACGCAGCGGGTTATAAGAAAGACATTGAATTAGAAATGTTAGACCCAACGGGAGTTGTGGTTGAAAAATGGATTCTTCAAGGTACATTCTTAACTGATTTGAACTTCAACGAACTTGATTATTCGAGAGATGACATTGCAACTATCACAGCGTCTTTACGTATGGATAGATGTATTCAAGTTTACTAATTTTATTATCAGTATTTTACGTATTTTAATAAAATAAAATTGTCTATTTACAATATTAAGGGTCTTCCGTTGGGAGACCTTTACTTTTTTATAAAAGTTTCGTAATTTTATATAGTTATTAATAAAACAAATTTATGGAAGAATTTAGAATTGACCCCACGATACAATATGATGTTGTGGAATTACCTTCAAGAGGTATTCATTATACAAGTAATAAAAAATCACTTAGAGTAGCATATTTAACCGCTTCAGATGAAAATATTCTGTCTGCACAGAATTTAATTCAAAATAATACTGTAATAGATGAACTTCTAAAAAGAAAAATTTTAGATAGGGATTTTATTGTTGACGAAATTGCGGATGAAGATAAACAGGCTGTTTTAATCTTTTTAAGAAGTACCGCTTTTGGTCCCGAATATACATTTTATCTTAATGATTCAAAAACGGATAAAGAATTTACTGCAATTGTTGATTTAAGTGAAATATCATTTAGAGAATTTAAACTTGAACCAGATGCAAATGGAGAATTTAAATATGTTATGCCAAAATCAAACATTGAAATCACATTTAAATTCTTAACTCCAAAACAACAAAAAGAAATTGATGAAATAGAAAAAAGTTGGAATGGGAACGGTGTACCACCAATTGTTACAAAACAACTTGAAATGATGATTAAGACCGTAGCTGGTAATAAGGATATGATGAACATTAGAAACTTCATTGAAAAATTACCAATCAAAGATTCACAAGATTTTAGAAAATTCATTAAAGAAAACAAACCAAGTTTAGACCTAAAAAGAGAAGTAAACACCCCGTCAGGAGACAAAATCCAAGTTGAAATTGGGTTCGGGGTGGAGTTTTTTCGCCCTTTCTACGGATTATAAAAAAGGTCAATTAGACGAAATTTTATTCTTAGTAAAAAGAGGATTCTCCTATGGGGATATCATGGGTATGCCTGTCTACATTAGAAGGTATTATATTAACTATCTTATTGAGATAGAAAATAAAACTTAATCTATTTATAGGTATGGCTGATAAATTAAAACAATATGCTGATAATAATGATTTAACAAAATTCTCAAATGAATGGAGAGTCGTTAAAAATATTCAACCAAACGACAATACTGACTATAGTCAAAGAATTTTAAATGACTTTAACATGTACAAATCATCTAATGGTAATTCAGCAACTGACACAAAAAATAGTGGTGTAATATCCACGATGTCCGATATTCAAAATTTTAGTTCCTCGGTAAAAAGTTATACCACGGGAGGTTCTAGAATTGAACCATCCGTAATAATAGAAACTGTGTCGGATGTGGTTAAAGGATTTTTTAGTGAAAAGGGTTCTATTGGTGGAGGTATTAAAAACTTAATAGGAATTGGAATTGAAAAATCACTTGGCGGAATAAAAGACATATTAAAGGAACAAGTAAAATTACACAATGATGTAAATTCCGCTCTTAGTATATCTGGTGATATGTCACAAGCTCTAAGGGATAACATTAGAGATACTATTCAACCCGCGGCCGCATTTGGTTATGAATTAGAAGATGTTTCAAATACCGTAATTAAAATGATGATGGAAACCGGTAGGTTATCATCATTTAGTTCCGAAGTAATGGGGAAATTACCATCAGTTTCAAGAGCATTTGTTGAAGAGATGGGAATATTAGGTACTTATTTCAGACAATATGAATTAGTTGGTATATCAGCCGAAAACACATTAGACTCAATTGAAAAAGGAGGAGAATCTTCATTAAGATTGGGATTAAATGCAAGAAAAGTAGTTAAAGAAACTGCAGACAATATTGGTAGAATTAATGAATTTGGATTTTCTAAAGGTACTGACGGTTTAAATCGAATGGTTCAAAAGTCGGTTGAGTTTAGAATGAACATGAATAGTGTTTTTAAACTTGCTGAAGATGTTTTTGACCCCGATAAAGCGATAAATTTATCGGCTAATTTACAAGCAATTGGTGGTGCAATTGGAGATTTCAATGACCCATTAAAACTAATGTATATGGCAACAAATAATGTTGAAGGATTACAAGATGCATTAATTGGTGTTGCGGGTTCGTTAGCCACATATAATAAAGAACAAGGTAAATTTGAACTTACAGGTGTTAATTTAAGAAAAGCGAGAGCGTTGGCTCAAGAACTTGGTGTTGATTATAAAGAATTATCTAATAGTGCAATTGCTTCGGCGGAAAGGTCGGCAGCTGCAACTGAATTAATGGCTAGAGGTTTAGATTTAAAACCTGAACAAAAAGAATTTTTAACCAACATTTCAAGAATGAAAGATGGTAGAATGGTAATTGATGTTTCAAATATGTCAGACCAATTCCGAGGGTTAAAAGAAATTGCATTAGGTGAATTAACTGATAATCAAAAAGAAATATTATTAAAAAATCAGGAAGCGTTTAAAGCAATGTCAACTGAAGATATTGCAAAGGGACAATATACTGAAACACAAAAAATGGCATTAAATGTTGCTGAGATTGGTGCGATGTTAAAAATTCAATTTGCTAAAGCAATTAATCCATCTTTGAGAGGTGTTGACAATCAGATTGCCAAAGCAAATGAATACATAACCCAAGCACTAAAAGGAAAAGGTGAGGGAGGAAAAGAGGTTGAGAGAATAAAATCGGAAGCACAAAAAATGGCGGATGATGAATTAAAGGTGAAAACCAAAAAACAAGAAGCAACCAAAGTTGATAATTCATCAACATCAAAAACCGAAGAACCAAAAAATAGTAATGGACTTCCGGTTGGATGGTCGGTTATGACTGTTAATCATAAAATGTCAAGTGATTCGGTTGTTTTTGACGAGGTAAAACGAGGATGGCAAACGACATTGGATGGACTAAACCCACAAGAATATACTGGTAAAATGTGGGGAGGTGGTGGTGGAAGTTGGTAATTACAGTTTTGATAATTTCAGGAAAAGTTCAATAAAATAAAAAAACATCTATTTATAAAGTAAAACATAAATGCCAACTTATTTAGATTTTGATACCAGTAGGAACAAATCGGGAATACCTGACTCCAAGGACGGTTTTAGAGATTACTTAATCGCTAGAACTCTTAATGTACCTAATGGTCCTCAGACTTTTACTAATGCGAATTACGCAGTACAAAAACTAAGGGATATGTCAAACCAAGATTTGGGTGGTGTACCTTCCTTTAGTGTTAGTGCTCCATATTTTGATTTAAGTGCTAATTTATATGGTATTGATGAACCTAATGGTGTACCAAGAGAATATAGTGATTTATCCTTACCATCACTTGCATTATTAAATAATGGATTTATTGCTAAAGGTTATTCTAATTCATTTATTAAAGAAGATACTAATTTAGTTAGTATTATGTCGGGACAAAAATTTGATAATGATTCAAGGTTAATGAAATTTGCTACGAGTAATATTCGTGACAACAAACAAGGTCCCGTTTTTTCAAGAATACAAAGAAATTTAGAGGCAGCAACTATTGGTAGAGTTAGAGTTATTGACGCATTAAATGGAAACACCGCAACCGCATTAAATTTATTAACTGGTAGAGAACCTTTAATTGAATTTAATAATAGAGTTACCGTATCCTCAACTTTATTAGGTAAGGGTGTTGATTTTTTACAAACAGTTGTTGGAACACAGTTACCATTTAGTGAAATTCCGGGTGATTATTTATCAAACCCAAGAAACCCAATTGAAAATAGACCTGAAGCTAGAACTCAAGTTGGAGCTATTTTACAAGATGTTACAGGAGTTATAGGTTCAATGGTTGGAATACAAAGAAGACCAAAAATTACAAGAAAACCTTCCGATTTGTTTATTGAATATATGGGTCAAGGACCAAAACAGTCTTTATTTGATTTATTAACATATTCAAAATACGCACCAAATTACACAACAACAGCTAGGTCACAACAATCATCTAAAATATTTCAATTTGCAGATAGGGTTGGAGAAGGTATCAAAAACTTATTAGGTCTTGAAGCACCAAAAGGACTAGCATACATGGGTGATGACAGAAGTAATGATGTTAGACACACAATGTCCGACTTTAATGATAATGTTGTTAAAAGTAGTTATTATCTTAGTTTAATGTTTGACCCTGTTGCTGCATCATTATTTGAAAGAAAAAGAAGTATTTCACAAGGAGGTCAGATTGGTGGTAAACTAACATGGATTAGTCGTAATTCTATAAATAAATTAGGAGCAAATAATGCCGAATGGGAATCTGAAAGTGGAAAATTAAATGAATCACTATCAACAAAATTTGGTTTTAGACAAGATTCGATATTAGATAAAACACAACAACTATTGGATTCAATGCCAAAAGGTGGTGAAGGTTCTCGTACTCATGTTGGTAATGTAATTGACCAAACAAGTAGAATCTTTAAAGAAGGTGATACAGTAATGTCGAGAGGTTCAAATATTAAATATACAGATAAATTTTCAGGAGAAGAAACTGGTGTTGAATACTGTAGAGTATGGACAAAAGATAGGTCTTACATGAACTATTCTGATACCATGAAAAGAACCGCAAACATTAGAAAGTTTGATGATAGTGTTTTAGGAGGAGAAAGTAGAGTTTGGAATATAAATTATGCTCCAATGTCCGATGGTAATAAAAATTTTGAAGGAGTATCAACAAACATATTTAAACAAGGTGATGGATTCTATGCTAAAAAATATATGTTTTCAATTGAAAACTTAGCTTGGAAAACTTCAAATACTCCAGGATTTACATATAATGATTTACCATATTGTGAAAGAGGAAACAATGGTGGTAGGGTTATGTGGTTTCCACCATATGATTTAAAAATTAGTGAAAATAATAGTGCTAGATGGAACGATAATACTTTCTTAGGTAGACCCGAACCAATTTACACATATCAAGATACAAGTAGAACAGGACAATTATCTTTTAAAGTTGTTGTTGACCACCCAAGTATATTAAACTTATTGGTTAGAGAACACTTTAAGAATATGAATGATGATGAGGCGGATAATTACATTGATGCATTTTTTGCTGGATGTATAGACCTCGACTTTTATGCTCTTATAAGAAAATATGCTCATTTAGATTCAAGTGATATCTCAATGATAAAAGCATTCTTAAATAACAATAAAGAACCCGATGCTATATTGGAATATATGCCGGCAGTTGATAGTCCTGTTAATTTAGACCCAAGTGGTGGTGGTAATGGTAGTAGTTCGGGTAAAGATGATAATAAAATTAGTGTTAAAAACATTAATTTAAAATATGCAAACGATATACCTGGACCGAATCTACAAACATTAAAATCTCCTAATAAATACTCTGATTTATATACATCATTTATAACCCCTTCAGGTTCTACTGAATACCAAGATACACTTGTGAGTCTTTTACAATTGATGACAGGAAAAACAGACCCACAAATTATTTTAGAAACTTCTTATGTTTTTGGTACTAAAAAAACAAATGGAGCAACTCCCCCTGTTGTTTCAATAACAGATAGTGAAATCGGAGAACAAAAAACTAAAATTGCGGGATATTTTACTGAGGCTAAAAAAAATTACGAAACTTATATTAGTGCGTTAAACGAACTTAAAACCAACTTAGGTAATAATACAACTGGTGATATTACAATAGAAATTGAGTCTTCGTGTTCTTCAGTTGCTACAACTCAATACAATGAAAAATTAGCATTAAGAAGAAGTCATAGTATTATACAAGACATTTTCAATATAATTAAATCGGGGTCAACTATTCCCAAAATTCAATGGGTGGAGGGTAATGAAATAATACCAACAAACAAAACTAACTCAGATAATGATATAGTTTTAATTGAAAAGGGTAAACCAATTAAAATAACAAAAGAATATAATATTAAAGATTTAGGATACACAAGTAACTCTACGGGTAAAATTATTATTAAAACAGTAAATTACGGTGAGAACTTTACAGGTGTAAATCCTAACGAATTGGATTGTAAAGGAAAAGAATTTATAAATGATAAAATAATAGTTAATGGAAAAAGTTTAAAAGAATATTCACCTATAGCATTTTATTGTAGACAATCTAAGTTTAGTGTGGATTATACCAATAAACCAATTCCCGAAACACCTAAACCAACACCAATACCTGAACCTGTTAAACCTGTTACTATAACCGTACCTGGTAAACCATCAAGAAAACCGGCAATTGACCCAATGAAGAGAATTATTATGAAAACTCTTTCTGAATGTCATTACTTTAAAAAACTTGAGGAGGATTCTCCACTTCAATTTAAATCTCTAAAAGAAAAATTAAAATATTTTCATCCCGGTTTCCACTCAACAACACCCGAAGGATTAAATGCTAGATTAACATTTATGCTTCAATGTATTAGACCGGGAGATACTATACCTGTTAAGGGTATTGCCGACCAAAATGATGTAGCGGCAAGAAATACATCATTCGGACCTCCACCTGTTTGTGTTTTAAGAATTGGTGATTTTTACCATTCAAAAATTATAATAAGAGATGTAAACATTTCATACGATGATAATGTTTGGGATTTAAATCCTGAAGGTATTGGAGTACAACCAATGATTGCTAATGTTACATGTTCAATCGCATTTATTGGTGGTCAAGGATTGTCAAAACCCGTTGAGAGATTACAAAACGCATTATCATCTAATTTCTTTGCTAATACTGAAATGTATGATGAAAGGTCAATAGCAACGAATGAAACAATTGGTGGTAAACCAGCGGCTGAGTTTACCAAAACATTTTTAGAATCTCTTAATATTCCATCACAAGTCTCACCAAAAGCAGACCCAAATCCTAAGACTAACAACATCAATGAAAGTTATATTGCAGCAGAACAAAACTTACCTGAATTAGTCTACACAAAAAATATTGATGAGGTGTTTACAAAAACCAAGAACTATTTTGACAAATATGTTAGTACATATAATAATGTAGTTACAAAATATGGTACTGAAATTAGTACAATGTTACTACACCCAAATTATAGAGAAATAAAAAATTATGACATTTACACATTAACTAGTTCAACGCCAGGAAAAACATTACAGTTATTTGGATTAACTAAAAAAGGACTAGAAACTGATTTTTTATTAAAGGGTCTTGAAGTTGGATTAGTAAATTTTATAGATAATTCATCAACAACTTATTTATCTGAAATGTTAGGTTTTGAAAAAGAAATATCGGGTTCAATATCGGGTTCAAAATTAATAGACATGAATGAAAAAATATTAAAACCATTCTTTTCTACTTTAACCCAAACAGTATTAGATGAAATTAGTAATGAAAATTTATTAACAGAACTTGAATCAAATAGAAATGCTTTAGTTAAATCTCTTGATAGTGTTAATTTCATTGTAAAATTTTCAAAAGATAGTTTTGTAAAGGATACAAAGGTTACAACATCTACATTATCTGGGTTCACATCTGATTTACTATATAATGAATATAAAACATGTATTGAATATATTGAAACAAATACACCAAAAATGTACGAAGATTTAAATAGTACTGTTAGTTTAGTTAACCCAATTATCACTCAATTACAATTTGAAGGAATAATGAAACAATTACTTTTCACAAAATATAGTGATGTTGAAAATTACTTTAATAATAAACCATCAGCACCATATAGTAATTTATTAAAAATAGATTCGACTTTATACCCCGAAAAAACTGTAAAAAAATTATTAAAAAGAGTTGAGAAATTTAACGAACCAACAGATAAAAAGAAATTTAAATTTACAACCTTTAAAAATAGAAAAAGTAGTAAAGACATTAAATTTAAAATAAATGTAACTGCAGTTGAAACTGATGCAACAATTATTGAAGAATCAAATAAAGTACATTCAGATAATTTGGAAGTAAAAGATAATAAACTTAATTACTATAGAAAAACATAATGAGTAGAGAATATTTTGATAGATACCAATTTTTCATCGATGATGGTAAATTTAGGATTGTTCCTGGGTTGGAACTACCTATTAAAACAACCGATAAATATGTTTTTTATAAAAGAGGTAAGGATAGATTAGATAAACTTTCACAAGACCATTATAATACACCAATTTTTGGTTGGTTGATTTTGTTAGCAAACCCGACTGCGGGTAGTATTGAGTTTACCATACCTGATAATTTTTTAATGAGAATACCGTTTCCATTGGTTGTGTCTTTACAAGATTACAAAAGAAGTGTAGAATTGTATAACCTATATTATGGAGAACAATAAAGATTTATCAAATAGTGAGAACATACTTGTTAAAGTAGACCAAAACAATCTAATATTTGTTGACCCAAATAGTGTAGTTGATAGTGACGGTGCCATTCAACCAAGGGGAATAAAACAGGAAAATTTAGTAATGTATGTGAACTTGGAAGCTGATTTAGTTCCGAGAACAACACTTATTGCTGATGGTGGACAAGGAAACACTCTTCTTAGTATAGCAAAAGGAAATTTAAACTTCCTAAAAAATCAAACAGGTGACGGCAATTTTAATACTTCATGGTCTGAAGCGTATAATCCAGCACAACCGACAGATGCTAATGGAAACACCAAGCCGTTTGACCCAAATCAATTTATAGATGATTCTGGACAAAGTTTTGGTATTGATTCTATTTCAATATCGGTAAAAGGGGCAACCTTTGTACCCCAAGCAACAATAAATTTTGTTGATGTAAGAGGTAAAACATTATTTGAATCGGCATATAATTCTCCATATAAAGCATTTTTTCATCTTCCTTGGCCAATATTTTATTTAACGGTTAAAGGATATTACGGTAAAGCTATTAGATACCGTCTTCATATGACAAAATTTTCATCTAGATTTAATGAAAGTAATGGTAATTTTGAAGTAACAACAACATTTGTTGGTTCTACATTTGCTTATTTAAATGATATTTCATTATCATCAATTGCTAATTGTCCTTACATGTATTTGGTTGAAAAACTTGAAGACAAAAAATGGAATGAGTCAAAAGGAAGATATACAAAAAATGTTAATAGAAGTTCAAGGGGTTACTCAATATTAAAATCAATCTATGAACAGTATGAAAATAGAGGGTTAGTTCCAAAAGGAACATTTATAAGAGGTAACGAACCAGTTAAAACATTAAAAGATATTGGGTATATCGCCGAATCTTTAGATAAGATTTTAGAAAAACAAATTTTTAATAGTGTTGTTGATATGAAGGTATTCCAAGGAATAAAAGAAATTGGTGAAACCCTTACGGATTTTGAAACCTCAATTAAGGGGTGGGGAAAATTATATCTATCAAATACAGATTTTGTTCCATATCCCACAACAACAGTTAATGGGGTGGTATCGATTGAAAATTGGTACTATTATTCCGGTAAAGATAAAAACAGTACAGAAAAGTTATTAGGTAAGGATATTCAAGGGACATTAGAACAGCTACTTAATTTATATACCACAAAATTAAATAGTTCAACATTACTAACTAACGATATTAAAAAGGATAATAACAAACCTGCAATAGATAAAAGTAAGGTTAGAGCGGATTTTAAAAAGGTGGCAATAAAAAAAATACAGTCTATTTCTGCGTATTATAAAACTATTGATAATGGATTTATATTAGTTGGTATTGATAATTTAATTTCAGACATATATGAAGTAATCAAATCATTCGAAGAACAAAAAAATATTTTGGAGGATGATGTTGAAAAACAAATGAACATCATCATTAAAGACCCAAAACAAGGGTTTGGATTTGAACCAACAATAAGAAATATTTTTGCAATACTATTGGCAAACGCTGAAGTTTATATTAGATTAATGAAAGAGGTACACACTAATTCATTTGATTCATCGAAAGATAGAGCAAAAATTATTGGTAACTTAAATAAAGAGAATAAAGGGGATGCTATATTTCCATGGCCTGAGGTTAGAAAACCGGTGGCAATGGGTAAACAAAATGTTGTGGCATATCCCGCTGAACCCGAACTAATAGATAGATTAAAATCAAACGATAAAGTTTTATGGCCAGAGGTTGAGTTTGTTGAGGAATATATGAAAATCGTAACAGGTAGGAAAGATACTAATGTAAAAAAAGAACCTACTGTTAGTGATATTGAATATTTGTTTGAATCGGATATTGATTATTCATCAATTAATGATATATCTGGAGTAGATATTATTACCGACATTGTACCATATACCGACAAAACAAACGCATCATTTGTGTATGAAATATATGAAAGAGCCAAATATCTTACATTATTTGATTCCTTCAATAATAACCTTCTAAGACTTTTGGTTCAAGAGGAGAAAAAGAATATTGAAACGGTAATTAAGGATGATACAGATTTAATTAATTTACTTAAAAAATTTAACACAGGTATACCAAGTTTAATTAATGGGACTAAAACCTCAGTAATTCCAAATGGAACAACAACACCAGAAGAAAAAATAATATTTAATGGTCTTTTACCTTCATTATCCCCATATGAGAGATTTAATTATTTTAGAGACCATATACCAACAACAAACTACATTAAAGATGTACTTGACGAACCTTTTAAATTTACATCAAATTATTCACAGTCTTTTAACACACTCAGTAGATTAGGTACTAAAAAATCTATAGATTCGGAAGATGAAATAAATAATATTCTAAAAAATTACGAACCTGAACAATATAGACCTTCTATTTACCCATTCAACTCAGATACCTATTTGGGTTATTTAAAAAAGAATAGTACAGCAAATCCAAAAGTTACGGGTTCAACATTTACGATTGATGATTTAAAATATAAAGGTACATCAAATACCGGAATATTTCGAGTTGACTCAACAATAGGATTTATTGTTACACCATCAAATCCAAAATCATGGGTTCAAAGTGGATACATAGATAATATGTTTCTAAAACAAATGGTTAATAAAGATGTCACAACAACAGTTAGTATTCTTAATACTCCATATTTTCACAAACAATTATATTCTGATTTTAACAAAGATGAACAGTACGGGAGATATGCGGGTTCAGCTTATTTACTTTTAAATTCATTACCATTTTTAAATTTGGATGATAATATTACATTTGATGGTAAAACCATTTTAATGTCATCTCTTTTTAGAGAAATGTCATCAACACATTTTGTTCCGTATCATTTATTATTAAAATGGGGTTCAATATATCACAGATACAAGAAAAAAATATTAGACGGTGTTGATATTCTTGATGGATTTTTAGATACAAGTAATATAACCCAACCAATTAACGGTAGTTTATTTTTTGATTTAACATTAAATCAAACATTTAGTGTAACACCAAGAGAGAACACAACAACAGGAACAACCATTAATGTTGTTCATTCAGGAAATACCAATGTTGGTATTAATCCCACATACCAAGCAGTTTATAATCAAATTGTAAAAGGTTATGTCACATATGATATTATATCAGGTAACACATCTTATAATCAGAGAACCAATTCTGGCCACATTTTACATACAAAGAATACATCATCGAATAATATTAATTATTGGTCAGTTATTACCGATAATTCAAAATACACTTCAACTGATTTAACTTATACATTATTACCTTCTAATGGGTCAAGTAAAAACAACTCATCAGAATTATTTAATAATGCTGAACAAAATAATTTTAGAACTATTTGGTTTAATGACGACATAATAGGTGATATATTTTCAGGAAAAACATTTGCATCATCTTCTCAATATCCAAGAAGTATTAATATTACAAATGACCAATACGATGATTTATTTTCTGTTGATACGAACTATAGAAAAGTAATAGATTTAATTGGAACTTTTAGTCCAAAAATTTTGGATAATCTTGAAATGATGTTTTTAGATTTTGCTTCTGAAAAATCAAACGATGAAAACCCGTACCAATTGTTTAATAATGTTACTTATGATAAATTCCAATACATTCTAAAAGATTTATCCGTTATTACAAAGAAAACGGGAGATGATACAATAGGTATTGAAGAATTAATTAAGAATTTAAAAACCAGACAAGAAGAAAGTTCTAAAAAAATAACACAATCAATTTTAGACAATTCTAACATAATAAGATTTACATCTTCAAATCCAAAGGAAATAGATGCATACACTTTTTATGGTATGGCGAATTTTGATTTATTAACAAGATATTCAGTCGAACCTTATAATTCATCAGACAATACGGGTACAAATCAAAATCTTATAAAATTATATATTGGTGAAGATATTGATAATTATTATTTTGGTTTCTTCCCAACGAATGATGTTAGATTAACTGAAGAAAATATTTTAAGATATCGACCATTAGTTTTAATTTATGCTGGTTATTTAAAAAATGGAGGAATAAATACTAAAGTTAAATTTGGTGAATATATTAGAGATAATATTTTAAAGCCAGGTGATACGGTAACAAATAGGGCTGCGGGTGCTGATGAAAGACTAAAGACTTATTTAACTGAATTATTATTACTAATAAGTAAGAGAAATGAAATAACAAAACAAGGTGAAAATAAACTTATAAAAATAGGTCAAGGTTATAATACCAATCAAGTAAAATTAGAACTTTATAATACATTTAAATCATTTAATGATAAGTGGACTTCAGGTAATTCAATTGGACAGAGATTATTATTAGAAGAATTTTTATTTTTAGATAAAGCAAATAGAGATATTGGAGATAAATTTTATCTAAACATCAGTAAAATCTCAACTCTATTATTACCACAAAACCAAGGTGTAAATTTATACAGCGCAATTGCAATATTAATTCAGGATACTGGATTAGATATGAGAGCGTTACCAGCATACGTAAATTTTTATGGAACAAATGTAAATAATAAAAGTAAAATTACACCATCTAAAAAAGTTGCAAAAAATTTATTTGGAACATTTTTAGAGGTTGACTATCAAGAATCTTCACCAAAAATTATAATACAATTAGTTGGACAATCATCAAAACATTTAGCCGACATGGAGGATAAAACCTATAGATTTTCGGATGATAGTTTTTACATTGGTTCGGTAAATAATAATCCATTGGTTGTTACAACATTAGAAGGTTTTGGAACTAACGATTTGAGTAAAATTAATAAAGTCGTTGCATTTGAAGTAAGTTTTGGTGACCAAAACCAAGGTATATTTAAAGGTGTGTCGTTAGACCAATCATCATTAAAAAATACCTCAGAATCTTTTGTTGTAATAGAAAATTTGGCTAGGTCAGAATCTGGTGCTGGTGGTTATAATGTTGATGTTGGTTTATTTGATTATTATAAACAAGCTTCATACAAATGTGAAGTTACATGTATGGGTAATGTGATGATACAACCAACTATGTTCTTCTATCTTAAAAATATCCCAATGTTTAGGGGTTCATATTGGATAACTGAAGTTAGTCACGATATTAGAGGTAATTCAATTAGTACTAAATTTACGGGAACAAGAATACCATATACATCTTTACCTGACCCAACGGATTCTTTTGTGTCTAGTTATAGGGTTTTATTTGATAAATTAATGTCAAGAGCAACCGCAGTTTTAAAACAAGATGAGAAACCGGGACCAAAAACTGAAGATACAATCACCGGAGAAAATGACATAACATATGCAATAGATAAGGGTGGCGTTAAAATTGATAATGAATCAAATACAAAAGGTAGTAATTCAAATACCATAGTTGGAATGACATCATTTGGTGTTCCATTCAACGGTTTCAACGACGAAAAGTTAATTCAAAAAATTGATAACCCATCATATGTTCACGAAGGTAGTAGTACATGGTTAAGAACAATAGTTGTTAAAGCTGGTGGTGAGACTGGAAACACTTTAACTCCCGATACAACAATGAACATTGCGAACGGTTTAAAATGGTCTGAAATCAATCTAAAAGATAAATTTTATAGTACTCACTTTGATTTAAAATCGGTAAGTGCGGAAACAATTAGAGGTGGAGTAACAGAGTTTATAAATCCAAATATTAAAAATTCTAAGGTTTATACATTAAATCCAAGTTATACATTTACAGGAACAACCGTAACACAGGGACCAATAAGTAATGGTCCCAAATCAAATAAATACGGAATGTCAATGTCGGCACCATTAATGTCCAGCTTAGGTTTATACGAAAATCAAGTTATTTACTTTAGAATTAAGTAAAATCAAGAAGTTTTTCACTTTATTAGATATTTATAGAATAAAATACTATGGATAAGGATAAAATAAATAATAGTTTAAATAACTATTATTCAAAACCAAAAAATGTACAAGCTATTTCAAATGATGGAATGGAAAGACAAGAATGTGATATTCAAACAGGTGAATGTTATATTATCAGGTCAAAAGACGGTATCGTAGAAAGAATAAATAAAAAAGTAATTACCGAAGACGGTAGACAACTCTTACAAGATTAATATTATGAACCAAATAGAAAAGAAATTATTAGAAGAAGTTGCAAGATTTAGAGCAATTAACAAATATGCAAAGAATCTTTTGAACGAACAAGATGTACCAATGGATGCGGGATTACCACCGGCAGATGCTGGAGCACCACCAATGGATGCGGGATTACCACCGGCAGATGCTGGAGCACCACCAATGGATGCGGGATTACCACCGGCAGATGACAACAATACTGAAGAGATTGACATCACAGATTTAGTTAATATGACCAAATCAATTAAGAAAGATGTTGATGATAGTAAATCGGAACATATAGGTGTTACTGAGAAAATGGATAGTGTATTTAGTAAGTTAACTGATTTAGAACAAAAATTAGCTCAAATGGATATGGTTATGGATAAGATTGATAGATTAGATACTAAAATCGACACTATGAAAGAAAAAACACCAGAACAAAAATTGGAATTACGTTCTTTAGATTCATATCCTTTTAATCAAAATCCACAAGAATTTTTTAGTCAAAAACAAGGTGAAATGAAAGCATCGGGTAAAGATGATTATATTTTAACCAAACAAGATGTTAATGATTATTCAATGGATATGATAAAAAATAGTTTTAACTCTGAAGAACAAGAAGATGAATTTAAGTACTAAAGTAAACTTATTTTTAGGTATTCACGCCCAATTGAAGGTACTTCATTGGCAAACAAAAGGATATGCTAGACATAACGCTTTTGCTCAAACTAGAGACGAATTGGAAGAATTAATGGATTCATTTGTTGAGGAAGCAATGGGTAAATACGGTAGATTCTCATTAGATGATGAAACCAAAAACATTGAATTATTTAACCTAACTGACCTAAAACCAACAGAAATGGTGGAAACAATTTGTCAAGCATTGGTTGGTTTTACCGAGGAATTAGACCCGATTGATACAAATTTATTAAATATTCGTGACGAAATGTTAGGTTTATTCCAAAAATTAAAGTATCTTTTAACATTAGAATAAAAAAATAAGTATTAGAAATGGCTATAACAAAAAATCAAGCGCTTAGTGGAACAACCGCAGCGAGAAATAACTTAGTATATATTGATACATTAATTACAGGGGCAACTCAACAAGGTTTACTTTATGTTAATGTTGCATCAATGTACATGGACGATGAAATGGCAACAGCTTTGAGAAATAATGGGTTTGTTGTTAATAAAAGAAATAATTTTAATGGTGAAAACTATGACTATTTTATTAATTGGGGTGGATTGGAACCAACACCAACACCTACTAGTACAGTAACCCCATCAGTTACTCAAACAATGAGTGTGACACCAACTAAGACATCTACCGTAACTCCAACCGCAACCAATACTCCAACACTTACTATGACATCTACCATAACACCAACTAAAACAATAACCCCTACTAATACTCCTACCCTTACACCAACAATGACTTTAACACCGACTAAGACTGTTACACCAACAAACACCTTAACACCTACTTTAACACCTACTTTAACTCCAACTAATACTCTAACACCAACTAAAACCATTACACCAACCAATACTTTAACACCTACCAATACTCTTACCCCAACCATCACACCTACTATGAGTATAACACCAACCAGAACTATTACACCAACTAAAACCCTTACCCCAACCCCTACTCCAACCAACACTTTAACGCCAACACCAACAAATGTATTAACGGCAACATATTTAATTGCACCATGTACTGGAGGAACCGGATTTAACATGGAATTCCTAATAAATGATTTACCAGCGGTTGGTGGAAATTACTATTTACAATTTGTTGGGGCAACAGCAGATGGATGTTATGAAATTGTTGATTCAGCAGAACCGAATACAGGAATAGATAAAGTTATTTCACCAATTGGAACAAATTACGGTAATTGTATCACTTGTTTGGCGGCTAACCCATAATCAACCCCAACACTTAGTAGTTAAAAACCACTAAAACACAGGTAACTAAAAATATTTTGAAAAAAAATGAAGTCAGGTTTTATAATCTGACTTTTTTTGTTTATACTTTACATAGATATATTTCTAAACAATTAAATTTTAAAAAAAATGAGTACATTCGAATCAGTACTGGCACAGTACGAAAAAAACAAACAGGTCGCAGGCGGCAACAGTAACAAGGTATCCCAAGAGGATAGAATGAAAAAGTATTTTACTACACTTTTACCGAAAGGTTCAAGAAGTGGTGAAAAACGTATCCGTATCCTACCAACGGAAGATGGTAGTTCTCCATTTAAAGAAGTTTACTACCACGAATTACAAGTGGATGGTCAATGGGTAAAACTTTATGACCCAAAGCAAGAAGGTAAGCGTTCTCCACTAAACGAAGTTTATGAAGGTCTAATGATGACAGGAGTAGAAGCCGATAAGGTTTTAGCTCGTCAATATAGAGCTCGTAAATTCTACATTGTTAAAGTAATTGACAGAGAAAACGAACAAGATGGTGTTAAGTTTTGGCGTTTTAAACACAACAGTAAAGGTGAAGGTATTTTAGATAAAATCTTCCCATTATTTAAAAACAAAGGTGACATTACCGACACAGAAAAAGGACGTGATTTAATTATTACCCTTGGATTAACTAAAGCCGGTAATGGTAAGGAGTATACAGCAATTACTTCTATTATCCCTGAAGACATCACCTCATTATCAAACGATGTTGATACATCTAAGTCATGGATTAATGATGAATTAACATGGGCTGATGTATATTCTAAAAAACCAGAAGAGTATCTTGAGATGATTGCTAAAGGTGAAGTTCCAAAATGGGATGTTGAAACTAAGAAATATGTTTCAAATCTTTCAGAAGAAACAACTTTAATGTCACCATCAAATTCAAAATCAGAACCTATCGTTGACATCGACCCACAGGACGATTCCGAGGCGGACGACGACCTTCCATTTTAATTTAACCGAGCTTGGACACCTACATGGACAAAGTGTCCAAGCTCTTATTTTTTATTCATAAAATTACATACAACATAGACAATGGCAAAAATAGTAAAAAAAGAGTTTAACTTCAAAGAGAAGTTCTCTACTAAAACAAAATACAAAGAAACTAATTTTTATTTTTGCGGTGACGCATTTTTAAACTCATGTGGATTACCGGGACCTGTTATGGGTGGTATTAATATGTTTTTAGGACATAGTAATTCATCTAAAACAACAGCAATGATATTAGCTGCGGCAGACGCACAAAAAAGAGGTGATTTACCTGTTTTTATTATTACAGAAAAAAAATGGAGTTGGGAACATGCGGTTGAATTAGGATTACAAGCAACTAAGAATTCAGACGGAGAATGGGAAGGTGATTTCATTTTTAACGATAGTTTTGATTATATTGAACAGGCAACTGATTTTATTAATAGTATATTAGATGCACAAGAAAAAGGTGAAATTCCTCACTCAGTTTTATTCTGTTGGGATTCAGTTGGTTCAGTACCATGTAAAATGACATTTGAAGGTAAAGGTGGTAAAATGCATAACGCATCCGCATTATCTGACAAAATCGGTATGGGAATCCATTCAAGAATTTCAAAATCAAAAAAAGAAGATTACCCATATTATAACACAATGATTGTTATTAACCAACCATGGGTTGATTTACCAGATAATCCATTTGGACAACCTGAAATCAAAGCAAAAGGTGGTGAAGCGTTATGGTTAGCATCTTCATTGGTATTCTTATTTGGAAATCAAAAGAAAGCTGGTATTAATCATATTACCGCAACCAAAGGAGGAAGAACAGTATCTTATGCAATTAGAACGAAAATTTCTATTTTGAAAAACCACGTAAATGGTATTCAATTTAAAGATGGTAAAATCATTGCAGTACCACAAGGTTATATTGATGACACAAAAGAGGCTTTAGAAGACTACAAAAAACAGTATTCACAATATTGGAACGCGATTCTTTCAGGAACAGGTGAAATTGTTTTAGAAGAAGAAGCAGAAGATTCAATCGGGGAGTAATTTTCAACCTATAAAACATAAAAAAATAAATGTCCGTACTACTTGTTGATGGTGATAACTTATTAACTATTGGATTCTTTGGATTAAAGAATCATTTTTACAAAGGGAATCATATTGGAGCACAATATCATTTCATCAACACACTAAGAAGATTAATTGACATTCATCGATTAGATAAAGTCGTAGTCTTTTGGGACGGAGAACAAGGTTCATCATCCAGAAAAAAATTCTATAGTCACTATAAAGAAAATAGGAAAAGTAGAATCAGAACTGAAGAGGAAATGGGTTCTTACACTAACCAAAGAAACAGGGTTAAACAATATCTTGAAGAATTATTTGTTAGACAAGGGGAATATGAATTCTGTGAAACAGATGACTGTATTGCATATTATTCTCAAAAATCTAAAGAAGAAATTTTAATTTATTCCTCGGATGGTGATTTAACTCAATTAGTTTCAGAAAGAACTCATTTATTTAATCCTTCACATAATAGAATATATCAATTAAATGATATGTTTGTTTATGACCATGAAGAGATTCTTATACAAAATATTAAACTTGTTAAAATGATGTGTGGAGACCCGTCGGATAATATTGCGGGAATAAAAAATTTGGGGGTTAGAAGACTATTGGCTTTAGTTCCTGAAATTAAAACTCAACCATTAACACTCGAAATTCTAATAGAAAAATTTAATGCTCTATTTGAACAAGACCAACATAATAATTTAATAAAGAATCTAATTACAGGGGTTACAAAACACGGAGTGTTAGGAGAGGAGTTTTACAATGTAAATAAACGCATTGTAAGTCTTGATGAACCTTTCCTTACTGAAGAGTCAATACCCTCTATAAATTCTCTTATGAATGATATAATGGACCCGGAAGGTCGTTCCTATAAGAATACAATGAAGATGATGATGGAAGATGGAATATTTCTTCTTCTACCAAAATCTGATGACGCATGGATTAACTTTCTAAATCCATTTTTAAGACTAACCAGAAAAGAAAAAAATAAAAAATTAATCAAAATAAAAGACAATGACTAATCAAGACGCAACAAAATTCGAATTTCTATTAACTTTAGGTAAAAACATAGTTTGCCAAAGATTCTTTAATGTAAGAGACTATAATGTCGAAGCGAGACGCTCGATTGACATACATGAATATGTAAAAGATATTTGTGAAGAAATCTCACATGATTTGAAAACAAAAACATTGGATTATCTAAACGAAAATCAAGATTATTTTTACGGTTTAAAGGATGTGGAAACCGGAGAAAATGATGAAAAAGAATATTTTTTACTAGTATTAAAGCTAGGTGATGATGTATTTATCCAAAGGATGTTTCCTTCTAATATCTTTCACCCAAAAGTTAGATATACGGTCGACATCCGCCCAAGCTTGAAGAGATATCTATCAGATTTAACTGCTATTTTATCTTCTGAGGAATTAGAAACAACTTATTTAAATTATCACTTATAAAAAAAAATAATCATGACAGAAAAGAACTTTGGTTTTCTCGGAGCATCATTCCAACAAGCCCTAATACGAGCAATTATTGAAGACAAAAAATATGGGGAACAAATAATTGATGTAATCGATAGCAAGTACTTTGATAACAATTCCTTTAGATTTATTATTCAGAACATTAAGGAACATTTTATAAAATATACTAAAATTCCTAATTATGACACATTGTCTCAACAGATTGTGTTAGAGTTAAAATCGCAAGAAAATGCAAGAATACATTTGGATACAATATCCGGTATTAAGGAAAACACTCAGGATTCGTCTCTCGTAAAGGATGAGGCTTTAAATTTTTGTAAACAACAAAATTTAAAAAAGGAGTTAAAAAGGGTAAATCAAATAATTGACAACGGCTCCTTTCAAGAATATAATACCATTGAAGGTATTATTCAAAAGGCAATGCAGGTTGGATTACCACCCGAAGAATCTATGGATGTGTTTCATAACATTGATGAGGCGTTAGAGAAGGACAACAGACACCCAATCCCAACAGGAATTGATGGATTAGATGGTATGTTAAAAGGAGGGTTAGGTAGAGGTGAATTAGGGGTTGTTTTAGCACCGACAGGTACAGGTAAGACAACACTATTAACACTTTTTTCAAATACCGCATATAACTATAATTTTAATGTTCTTCAAATATTTTTTGAAGATAATCCAGCAAACATCAAAAGAAAACATTACACAATTTGGTCAGGTATTGAACCAGATGAACAACCAAACAACAAAGATGAAGTAAAACAAAGAGTTGAAGAGGTTAGGTCTAAATGTACCGGTTCTTTGAGTATTATTAAATTACCAAGTGATTCTGTTACTATTTCTGAAATTAAAACAAGAATTAGAAAACATATTTCTGATGGTAAAAAGATTGACTTATTGGTTATTGACTATGTTGATTGTATAACATCAGAAAGGTCAACTAATGGTGAAGAATGGAAAGGTGAGGGTTCAACTATGAGAAGTCTTGAATCGATGACTAGTGAATTTGATATTGCAATATGGACAGCAACTCAAGGTAATAGAGAGTCAATTTCTTCGGAAGTTGTTACAACAGACCAAATGGGTGGCTCAATCAAAAAGGCACAAATCGGTCATGTTGTTTTATCGGTTGGTAAGACATTAGAACAAAAAGAACATAACCTAGCAACTATGACTTTATTAAAGTCAAGAATTGGACAAGATGGTGTTATTTGGCAGAACTGTACATTTGATAATAGATTTCTAATTATTAATACAGAATCTCAAAGTACATTATTGGGACATAAGGAAGATGTTCAAAAGGACAACGCAACACGAGCTAAAGATGCGTTTATAAAAAGACAAAAGGTCTTGAATCGTGAAAATTAATAAAAAAAGTAAAAACAAAACAAAACAAAAATATAATTAATTAGTATGGACGAATCACAAAAAATATTATCAGATTTAACGGTATACATGAAGTATGCTAAGTATGTTCCCGAATTACAGAGAAGAGAAACATGGGACGAATTAGTAACAAGAAACATGGATATGCACATTAAAAAATTTCCAAAATTAAAAAAGGAAATTAAAGATGTTTATCGTTATGTTTACGAAAAGAAAGTTTTACCATCAATGAGGTCTATGCAGTTCGGTGGTAAACCAATTGAGATTTCACCAAATAGAATTTATAACTGTGCTTACTTACCAATTGACGACCTTGCTGCATTTTCAGAAGCAATGTTTTTATTGTTAGGTGGAACAGGTGTTGGGTATTCAGTACAAAAACATCATGTTGAAAAATTACCCGAAATTAGAAAACCAAACCCAAATAGAACAAGAAGATTTTTAATTGGGGATTCTATTGAAGGATGGGCTGACGCAATTAAAGTATTAATGAAATCATACTTTGGAGAACAATTATCAACTCCAGAATTTGATTTTTCGGATATTAGACCAAAAGGCGCTCAACTTGTAACATCAGGTGGTAAAGCACCGGGACCTCAACCATTAAAAGATTGTCTTCACAAACTACAAGGTATGTTAAGTGCAAAAGAAGATGGTGACAGATTAACTCCAATTGAAGTTCATGATATGGTTTGTCATATTGCAGATGCAGTATTGGCTGGTGGTATTAGAAGAGCGGCATTAATCTCATTATTTAGTGCTGACGACAACGAAATGATTTCTTGTAAATCAGGTTCATGGTGGGAACAAAATCCACAAAGAGGTAGAGCAAACAACTCAGCTGCACTTGTTAGACATAAGATTACAAAAGAATTTTTCTTGGATTTATGGAAACGTGTTGAAGCTTCAGGAGCAGGTGAACCTGGTATCTACTTTACAAACGATAAAGATTGGGGAACAAATCCATGTTGTGAAATTGCGTTAAGACCAAATCAATTCTGTAATTTATGTGAGGTTAATGTATCTGACATTGAATCACAAGAAGACCTAAATTCTCGTGTTAAAGCTGCGGCGTTCATTGGAACATTACAGGCGGGTTATACAGATTTTCATTATTTAAGAGATGTTTGGAAAAGAACAACTGAAAAAGATGCGTTGATTGGTGTATCTATGACAGGTATTGGTTCAGGTGTGGTTTTAGGTTATAACATGAAAGAAGCAGCAAAGGCAGTAAAGGAAGAAAACACAAGAGTTGCTGAACTTATTGGTATTAATAAATCAGCTCGTATGACTACTGTTAAACCAGCAGGAACGACTTCATTAACATTAGGAACATCATCGGGAATTCACGCTTGGCACAATGATTATTACATTCGTAGAATTCGTGTTGGAAAGAATGAGTCGATATATAGTTTCTTTTTAAATAACCATCCTGAATTGGTTGAAGATGAATTCTTCCGTCCACACGATACAGCGGTTATTTCTGTTCCACAAAAGGCACCGGAAGGTTCAATATTAAGAACAGAAAGTCCATTTCAACTATTAGAAAGGGTTAAGAAAATTACCCAAGAATGGATTAAACCCGGTCACAGAACTGGTTCAAATATGCACAATGTGTCGGCTACAATTAGTTTGAAACCTGAAGATTGGGAATTAGCTGGTGAGTGGATGTGGGATAATAGAGATTTTTATAATGGACTATCTGTACTTCCGTATGATAATGGAAGTTACATTCAAGCACCTTTTACTGATTGTACTAAAGAAGAATATGAAAATTTATATTCAAAACTTCATTCAATCGATTTAAGTAAAGTTATTGAACATCAAGACAACACAGATTTAAGTGGTGAGTTGGCTTGTTCGGGTGGAGCTTGTGAAATTAAATAACGAAAAAAATAAAAATAATGATGAAGGGGATGGTCGAAAACTTTCCCCTTCTGATTTTTATATAGAGGACGGAAAATATGTTTTTACTGAGGAATTTCATTTAAAACGAGGGTTTTGTTGTAATTCGGGGTGTAGACATTGTCCCTATAAAAAAGATTTAGGTGGCTCCCTTAATGGTTCGCGGCCGACCGCAAGCATCTAACTTTGAAAATACAGGGGGCGAATATCAGAGACAAATCGAGGACTAAACTCCTCGATTTTTTTATTTAATGGTATTTATTAATAATGGGAAAAATAAGATTTGAGGAAGAACATTTAGATTACTATGATGGTCAGAACAATTATGAACTTGGAGTCTATGAAGATGATGAGATAATTGGGTATGTTTCCTTTGTAATTTTTGAAAATGAAATTACAGTTAGTGATATATTAGTTAGACCAAATAGAAGAAGAGAAGGGTTTGCTTCAATGTTGATAAAGAAAATGAAACAATTACATCCCGAATCAACCTATAAACCTTCACTAAAAACTGACTTAGGTGATAAGTTCATACATAAAGATGTGGAACTAAATGAACAACTTAACAGAATAAAAGATTTAATTAGGGTACTATAAAAATCGGTTTTCTTATTTATTACTATTTTATCTTTGTTTATATTTATAGGTATGGCAGTAAAGTATGGTATAGATTTTCCATTTAGACAAAGTCCTGTAGGTGATTTTCTTAATATGACGGAAATACCTGAAAGGGAGATAAGGGCTAATTTAATACACCTCATTCTAACTAGAAAGGGTAGTAGATATTATTTACCTGATTTTGGTACAAGACTATATGAGTTTATATTTGAACCTAATGACCAAATTACATTTAACCAAATTGAAGATGAAATAAGAACATCAGTTAGAAAATTTATTCCAAATTTAGAAATCAAATCAATTACCGTAACTGCTGCTGACCAAGACCCAGACGAATCTGTTAGTATAAATGAAGGTGAAGATAATAGATTATTTAGAGTTTCAAGTTATGCAACAAAACCATATACTGCAAAGGTAAGGGTTGATTATGATATAAATAATGAACCATTTGTTTCGTCTGATTTTATAATTATTAACATATAACATGAGTAAAAAAATATCATACGCAACAAGAGATTTTGCTGGACTAAGACAAGAGTTAGTAAATTTAACTAAACAATATTACCCTGATTTGGTTAAAAACACCAATGATGCATCAATCTATTCGGTTCTTTTAGACCTAAATGCTGCGGTTGCAGATAACTTACATTTTCATATTGATAGAGTTTGGCAAGAAACAATGTTGGATTTTGCACAACAAAGACAATCTCTATTTCATATTGCAAAAACATATGGAATTAGATTACCAGGAAATAGACCCTCAGTTGCGTTATGTGACTTCACAATTAATGTACCACCAAGAGGAGATAAAGAAGATGGGAGATACTTGGGTGTAATAAAATCGGGAGCTCAAATATCTGGTGGAGGACAAGCGTTTGAAACTATGGATGAAATTGATTTTGCAAATCCATTTAATAAAAGAGGAGACCCAAATAGATTAAAAATTCCAAATTTTGATGGTAATGGTAAAATAATATCATACTCAATTGTAAAAAGAGAGGCAGTGGTTAATGGAGTTACAAGGATTTTTAGAAAAGTTATTACTGAAATTGACCAAAAACCATTTTTAAAACTTTTTTTACCTGAACAAAATGTTTTAGGTATTTCAGGTGTTATTCATAAAGACGGCACAAATTTTTTAAATAACCCAAGTGAATCTGAATTTTTAAGTGCAACAACAAATAAATGGTATGAAGTAAAATCTTTAATACAAGATAAAATATTTGTACCTGACCCAACCTCATCATCTGATAAGGATAATTTTAAAGCTGGAACATACATAGATGTTACTAATAAATTTGTAACTGAGTATACTCCTGAAAATTATTTCTCATTAACATTTGGTTCGGGTAATGTAAACCCATTGGATAACATAGATAACTACATAAATGGTAATATGAAAGTTAGTCTTGGTAGTTATTTAAATAATTTATCATTAGGAGGATTACCAAGCCCAAACACTACTTTATTCATAAAATATAGAGTTGGTGGTGGAAAAAATACTAATTTAGGTGTTGATGTTATTAGTAGTATTGATAATGTTGATTTTAGTGTTATCGGACCAAACTCATCGATAAATTCCCAAGTTATTCAATCATTACTTGTTACAAATGTAACACCAGCAGTTGGTGGTTCTGACCAACCCTCTATTGAAGAAATAAGAAATATGGTCGCATATAATTTTGCAGCTCAAAATAGAGCAGTTACATTAAACGATTATAAATCATTAATAGAAACAATGCCATCTACATTTGGAGCACCAGCTAAGGTTAATGTAATGGAAGAAGACAATAAGGTTAAAATAAAACTGTTATCATATGATGAAAATGGTAATTTAACGGATACTGTTTCAAATACATTAAAGAATAATATTTTAGATTATCTTTCTGAGTACAGAATGGTAAATGATTTTCTTGAAATTCAAAGTGGTGAGGTTATCGACATGGGATTAGAAATTGATTTGGTAATTGATAAAAATGGTAGCCAAACTGAAATTGTTAAAACTTCAGTTGAAGATATTATCAGTTATTTCTCAATTGAAAAAAGAAAAATGGGTGACCCATTACTTGTTGGTGATTTGTATAGAATTATTGGTACAGTTACAGGTGTTGTTAATGTTGTTGATATTAGAGTTTTTAACATAATTGGTGGTGATTATTCATCTGCTGAGGTTGCTCAACCATATGTGGATTCAGTAACTAAAGAGATACAACAGTATGATAGTACAATCTATATGAAATCAAATCAAATATTTCAAATTAGATTTCCTAGTATTGATGTAAAAATTAGGGTTAAAACTTTAGGAACGACTACATTCTAATTTATTTTTTCTTTATTTTATAGAAAACAGATAAATTTCTATTTATATAGAGACAAGGTAAAGAATGCAAAAACACAGAATTTCCACAGACATAGGTAATGACCAAAAAGTTGTTGTTGAAATAAAACAAGATTACGACCTTTTAGAAATCCTATCATTAAAATTTACACAAACCGACATATACTCATCTATGTGTTCGGATTATGGTGTTGTTTGCGGTAGAATCTCGGTAAATAATGGATTAGGTATACCTAATGCAAGAGTATCTATTTTTATTCCCGTTTCTGAAGAAGATTTAAACGACCCTGTCATATCCACATTATATCCTTTTTCTCAGGTTGGTGATAAAGATGATGCGGGGTATAGATATAATTTACTACCAAGTAGACAACAACACGGCGGACACACACCAACCGGAACATTCCCTGACCAATCTGATATTTTAACAAGGGAAGAAGTTCTTGAAGTCTACGAAAAATACCACAAATATACTGTAAAAACAAATGATGCGGGTGACTTCATGATTTGGGGTGTACCTGTTGGACAACAAACACTACACATTGATGTGGATTTATCCGATATCGGATGTTTCTCGTTAAGACCTGATGATTTTATTAGACAAGGTAAGGGTGTTGATAATTTTAAAAATTCATATACATATAAATCATCAAATGATATTGATACATTACCACAAATAATTTCATTCGATAAGAATATTGAGGTTTATCCGTTTTGGGGTAATGAAGATTTATGTGAGATTGGTATAACAAGAACAGATTTTGACCTTTCAAGTAAAGGTGTAAAAGTAGAACCTAAAGCATATTTCTTAGGTTCAATATATTCCGACCAAGGAAAGAATACAGTAAATAAAGAATGTAGACCTAAAGGTGATATGGGTCGAAAATGTGACCTTACAACATACCCTGCGGTTATTGAAATGATTAGGTTCACAACACGAAAAGATGAAAACAATAGACCTATATTAGAGAGTTTTGAAATTCAGGAAGATATTGACGATTCGGGTTCATTTGTGTTACCATTACCAATGAATATGGATTATGTGTTTACGAATGAATTTGGGGAGAATGAGATTACAAACGACCCAAACAAAGGTATACCAACATCATCTTGTTATAGATTTAGAATTTCAGGTAAAAATGAAACTTTAGGTAGGGTTAGAACGGTTGCTAGTTACTTAGTTCCAAACATTCGTGAATACACTAATGATGTTGATAAATCATATGCATTCTCAACAGATTGGACGGACTATCCATCAAGTGCAATAAGTACAACAGCAAGTCCCGTTATTTTTAATAATGTATTTGGTAGTTATTTTCCTGATGATTATTTCTTTAGATTTACATACAATAAAGTCTATGGTGTTTCATCATATATGGGTGGACAATATGGTGGTGGTTCATTTGTTGGTAGGGATAACTTTTTAGGAATAAAAGAAATTTCACCTAAAACAGATGAAGATTGTGAAAGTAGTGTTTTAACACCACCAACAAACTTTGCATTTAGAAAATTCTCATTTGCAATTTTATTAGCTATTATAATAAATGTATTTGAAAGAGTAATATATACCGCATATGTTGCTGCAATACAAATTCTTATCCTCCCTTTTCAATGGCTTTATGATAATTTATATTTTAGAATCAGAGCTTTTGGAAGAACAATATTTGAATTTGGTCGATTTCAATTTTTTGAAGATATTGTTGAAAGTTTACAAAGAGCAGGAACAGTTAGTTTAGGTGTTGTTACATATCCCGAATGTGAATCCTGTGATGAAGTTTTAAATTCCACACCCACTATTGAAAACTCCAGTAATATTGACCCGTCTTTAAAATACAATAAAGTTGGTGGAGGTATTGCCGTTAGAGACAAATTAACTTTATATTTAGAGTGCGAACAGTATCAATTTGTAAAACCAACAACATCAGGTTCAACTAAATTTGATTACTATGATTGTGACACAAACACCTTTTCAACGGTAACACTTACTAGTGGTAGTACCACAACAACAAGATGTGTTAGACAAGGTATGGGTGGAGTTGCGGTAACACAAATTGGTAACGGAAACGGTTCAGCTGTCGTGGTTGGTACATGTACAACAGCAACAAGAGTTACAGTATATCCAAATACTTGTGATAATGACTCAAGTGAAAAAGAATTATATCTTAACGGAGGAGTTGCATCATATACCCCAAGTGGTGTTTTTGCTCAAAGTTTATTAACAATTAATAATAATACTTTATTATCTCCACCACAACAATACATCATTAAAATGACGGGATATCTCCCGTACATATATGCAACTTCGGCAGATTTAACAATTCTATCCTCAAGTGGTACAACAGGTGGGTATAATGATTTATTTATTTCGGGTTACACTTGCTCACCTAGTGGATATCAACATGTTGATACATCTAGCTCAAGTTTATGGTTAAAATGGGATAGTGCAGGACCATCTCCGGTGGATTATGTTTGGTCAGGAATAACGTATGAAATATATAGTGTTAGTTTACCATTAACAGGCTCAACTAGTACAACGGGATTAGATACATCGTCATTACCTGAAGGTTGTAAGGGTTATAATACCGTTTATGATGAAAACATTTCAACAGGGACATATTGTGCAGCCAATGTAAATGTTTCATATAGTGCACTAACAGTTACCACCGGTGATGTGTGTTTAGGGTCAGATATTCCCGTTGGTCAAATTTTAAATGATACTGGTAATGGTGCAAATGCATGTAACTCATGTCAAAAAAGTTTAATTACAAAAAGTGGATTTTCTGAATTTAGATTTGGTATATTCACTATTATACCTGCAGCTGGAAATACACAAACAAATTGGACTAAGAATTTTAGTGCAATTGGTGAATATGCTAGAAGAAAAATAGTAGGTAAATTATTTTGTGAGGGTATTAGTAATTATTCATTTGTAGATAATTGGTTGACGGGTTCTTTATATATGTTTCCATTTAAAGCAAAAGTTAGATGGGACAATGAACCAGGATTAGATTTAAATTATAGAGGAACAAAATACTGTGAAAACCTTTTACATTTTAAAGTTCAGGAAGAATCAACAAAAACGGCAGTTAAAAGATTCTATTATAGGTCAACCAAATTTAATGGTTCAAACTTTTCTATAACTAAAAATACAAATGATGAAATTACAACATTAGGACACCCAACAACAGTTGTTGATTTGGGTCCGAGAGATGAATTTATAAAAGAAATTTGTGTTGACCCATCATTAGACCCTAACTGTTCTGTTGTTAGAAGTGTTGGAGCAACATCATTTCAAAGTTTTAAAGAAATGTTAGGTCTCTACATTAACTATAGAATGGACACTAACCTTGATTATAGTTATAAGGATTTCTTTAAAAATGGAACAAACTCAATTACTCTCCCAACAAATACTGGTGGAGATTTAGTTTTGAATGGTGATGTTTTACAATTAATATCAATTAATAATGAATCGGGAATCCAAGAGTTTGATTTACAAGATAGAAATTACGGGGCGTATTCCCCATCAATAGTTGACCCAGACAATTATCCCGACCTTTTTCAATCACAAGCGGGAACAACTAATGGTCCTTTACCGATTAATTTTGCTTTAGGTCAAGATGGTTATAGAATTAGGGTTTGTTTAAATGAACCCGGAAGACTAACAGAATCATCTCAACAAATACCTTTCTTTTATTGGAATAAACAAGGTGAAGGTTTTGGGGAAGGTGTAAATCAATTTTGGGATTTTGGTACTGTCATTAAAAATGATTTACAAGGAATGACACACAATTATAAGTTTAGTGGATTTACAGACACCACATATAATTATGTTCTTTTCCCAATGACAAAGGGATATACTGGAAACACATTTGATGGACCTGATTTAAATGAAGGTAGTTTTGATGAGGAAGATTTTTTTGTTGATAACCACACAAGTTACAATAATGAATACGAAGGATTTACATATCTTTATGTAACATCAACAGGTGTAACAACAAATCCACCGCTTTATCAACCAACAGCCGGTACTCTTTGGACTAGAGTAGGTAATGCTGGTGGTTGGAGTGGAACCACATGGTCATTATCAGGAGTTACTTATATTATTAAACCAACCCTTAATAATTACACTGGTAATAAACAAATATTATCCACACCATTCTTATTTTATTTTGGATTGAGACCAGGAAAAACTGCGGTTGATAAATTTATTGAAAGGTTCGGACCAAAAGGTGCGTTTCCACCTGCTGAATAATGGAAAAGAGAAAAATTATATTACCATCTAAGAAATTTTTCGGTTCACCCGATGAAGATTTAAATATTCGTTTAGGTTTAGATGAAAGCAAAAATCTTTTAAGAGAAGGTGATAGAACAATTATACTTGATAATTCTATTCTTTTTGCAAAAGAAAGAAATGAAAGTCCAAACTATAAAATCCATGGTAAACTAAAGATGGTTTTTAGAAATATGTATAGTGGTGAAACTACATATAATACATTAAAAGAAAGACTTTATTTAGTTGGTGATGGAAGTGTTATACCTCCCGGTGCAAATAGTAAATTTATCGGGTTCTTACCATACGATGAATTTGCATTTTTAAGAAGAGATGTATACAGAGAAGTTAACTTAATCACAAGTGGAACATCAGAACTTGATTTTTATACACCTAATATACAATTAACAGGAACAAATCCTCACCAATCTATTTCATCTATCGAGGCTCCTTATCATAATTGGAATGTTTATTTAAGTTATGTTTATTCTGGCGATACTCAATTTCCAATAAAATATACATTGAGTGGTAATACCGTTTATAGTTTTGTGTCAGGTGATGGAATACCATTTAGAGTTACCAATAATGGTTCAACATACACATTAACATGTCCCGTTGAACACGGAATGGCTGATGGTGAATACATAACAATATCGGGAGGAACATTAGATAATACTATACCGGTTTCAGGTAGAACATTTTTAATAACTAGTGTTGGTGATTCGGTTTATCGTTCAGAGAAATTTGTTTTAGATATTAATAAATCAGAAATGACATCAGGTACAACACTACCAATAGTTGTGTTGGGTAAAAGATGTATTAATAAAAATAATATTACAGGTACAACCTCAACATATTATGTACATAAACATAAAACATTAACAGAAGAAAAAGATTATATACTTGATAAAGTAGGTTTTGAATCCTCAATATGGGAACACGAAAGAAAACTTTTATTGGAAAATAGTGCGGGAACAAACGATTACTTAGTTGAGAGAAATAGAATGGAATCATTAATATATGATTTCAAAAATACATTTGTTTTAACTGGACTGACAAATAACATGGGATATCTTCCAACAGAAGTATATGTTACCGTTGTTTTAATTAATGCAAATGGTTATTTTGATTATCCACCAAAGGTTGGATTTAAATTTAATTTCCATGATTCATGGGCTGATGCTCATTTTAATGGTTCATCTTCAATTGAATCAACAATTCCAACAACAGGATTTACAAGAACTATAAGTGGAAATACTTTCAATTTTACGGGAGGAACTGAATTACCTTTAAATACTATTTTAACGGGAGCATTTATTGAGTATAATGAATATGAATTAAAAGAAAGAGTGGTTAGTGAGGCTTTCCACAAATTTTCAAATCCTACAAATATTTTTGACTATTACCAACAGGATAGTAATTATTATTCGGGAGCATCATCAACAAATAAAACAGGATTATATTATCAACCACACTATAGAGTTAAACTTAGACAACTTTCACCTTATGTTGAAACATCAAAAACAAGTGATGTGTATGGTTTACCACAAAACGCTAAGTATTCTGAGGATGAGTTATTATGGAGATGGCACGACTTATATGACCATGGATTTATAGACTCCGATGGATTTGGAACTAACTTTCCATTTGTAAACTATATTCATTATGTAAGAAATGATATAAATTTCTATTTACGTAATGAGAGGGTTTATATAAATAAAAATGATGGAATTAAGAAAATTGATAAATTTAATTGTTAATGGAAATTTTAGTAAAAAATATAGACCAAAAAATATTACTCACCCAAACTCAGGAATTCAAAACTGATTTAGGATGGAGTGATGCTGCCGAACAAATGGATAAAGAAATACTTTATAGTATTATTAATCCAACTGAAAATTATGAAACTGTTAGATATATTCACGAACCATATACATCAATAAATGGAATACAACAAACCGACATATGGTACTATTTTTATTTTTTAAATAGTGGAAACACATACACTCAAGACTATGAGGTGACTGGTTTAACACTAAAAGAAAACTATAAAATGTTAAAACAATCAACTGAAAGTTTCTTTAGATTAGAATTTTATAAAACATCAAACGGTGATGCACCAAATCAGACAAATAGAAGAATGGTTTTTGCAAAAAATCTTACATTACCATTGGGGGAGAAAATATTTTATACAGGTGGAACATCACCTCTAAATGAATTTTTATATTTTCCAGTTTTTACGGGTTCAAACTACAGAAACACAGAAAATATGTACTTTTTTTGGTTTGAGGATGATACCCCATTTATTGGGACTAACATAACTGGTAATACGTTTTATATGACAGCAAAATATTATAACGCTAAAGACGGTACAGTTATAGATTTTGTGAACCAAACTCTATCTCAATCAACACCTATTGTTGAAGAGAGCCACATATATTATAAAGTAATAATTAACCGAACCGATTATTCATATCAAGTTTTTGATTTTTATGGCTCACAAGGAGCTAGAATTGGGGAGACAGGTTCACCGATAAGATTTTACGAAAGAAGAAAATAATGAAACCAAAAGGAGATAGTATACACCAAATTTTAAGAAGGACTATATTGGATGTTAAATTACATTCATTAACTAGTCCTTCTTGGTATGACTCGTTTGGTAATTTAATCCCATGGTCAAATTCACAAACATTACCACCTCCGGATGGTGAGGTAATTTATAATGTATCAAGTAATGTTGCGGTTGGTTATTATATTTGGACGGGAGCAACAATATCAACATCATCATATGGTGATACGGGATGTGATTTAACGATAGAATTATTTGCGTGGCAATCGATATCCAAACCACAAGCATACGGTGACCATTATCTACCAATATTTTTGGAATCAAAAATTGATGAGATGGGTGTTATGGTTGGATTTAGTGGTGAGATGGAACAAGTTGAACAAATTTGTAATTTTTCTTATACTCAATCTGGAAATACGGTAACGGTTTATAATACTATAGATACAAGTAAAATATCTGAAATACATGATATTGACTTTACCGTTGATTGGGGTGATAGTACAACTAGTATATTAACAACTGATATACTTTCGGCCAATAAAACATACACAACACCTTCTGGTTATACATTATCAATATCAATCGATACACCATGGACTAAATTTGCAACAAAGAAATTAATTAAAGTACCTTCTGACACAACAGTAACAAATCCACTTGGTACATTCTCCGGTTTCACCGTCCCTTATACAACATTGTCAGGTATGAGTATTAACTATTTAAATGATTTAGATTACACGAATAATACAGGTTTCACCACATTCAGTTATGCTGCGATATCTAGAAGTAAGATTGATGAGAAAAAACAATACGGTTCAAATGTTTATACAGGAGTAACAACGGGAACAACTGTTGATGGTTCTAATTATAGTGGTTACACCATTGAAGGATTATATTATCAAGATTTTGATGATGGAGTTACAACAATTACAGGTACAACATCAGGTTATACCAGAGAAGAGGTATTTAATACGATGATAACGAGAAATGAACACTTCCTTGGGTTTATAGATGAACCGGTGATATATTCTGACATTTTTGTTGAAAGAGGAAAACAAGGAGTATTAGAGAAAAGTCTAAGATTATCCGAGTTGGATAACACAGGGGAACTTAATATTTACGGAAATGGATATTTTAATATCCGAAAACAATAAAAATTATATTTATTAATAAAGAAAAAAAATGGCAATTGGCTCATATGGAATAATAAGACCGGCGGATGTATCACCCGAGGACATTGAAATTTACTTTCATTACGTTCCGAATAGAAATAGCACATCTGAAGTTACATTGAAAAGATTAAGTTCTTCAGATGTATTAACACCTGTTTTTCATAACACAGAAACAACAGATGACACTTCAGCACCTAATACCGAAATATTAGGTGGATTGTATAATTTAAAATTATCAGCCACAGATTTTTCTGATACGGGTATTTATACACTTCATATCAGACCTAAACAGATAAGAACATCAATTACGGATTGTGGAATTTTAGCATCTTTACCATCGGTAAGAGGTTTAATTGTTGACCTTAGTAATGTCCCCGCTGCTGATAGAAATAAATTCACACCACAAGGATTAGTTGGTTATAGGGTTGAATATATAAATTCATCCGATAATAAAAAGATACCCAATTTTTATAGAATTGTAACATCATCTTTCTATTGTTCACCAATTGTTTCTAATTTAACAAGTACATCACAAAAGTCGATAAGATATCAATATAGTGAACAGGTTACTAACTTAATGTTCTTAACCGTAACACCATCATCTGCGCCAACAAATA